GGCCCAACTTCAAGACCGAGGCTCGATTGCTTGATGGGCCTCTAACTGTTGGCAACGTTGTTTTCAGTAGGAACATGACACAGACTTCTGAAGGAACAACTGATCTTTCAGGATTCAGGTCGGTCCTCGTTGGTTCATCAGGTTATGGAGATTCTGGGTTCTATTATGCAGTGGATGTGACAAACCCGATGGAACCACGTTTCCTGTGGCAGCTCGTGAATTCATCCGGTGGTAATGCCTTGTTTGGCAAGGTTCTGCCAGGGGCAGCAATTACCATGTTGAAGATCAAGGATCCAAAGGATGGGATCATCAAGCAGGTTGGAGTTGCCATTCTCCCCGGGGGAAGGGATCCTGGAACACCCACCGCCACGATGTCACGTAGGATCTTCAACACATCACGATCTCCACTCTTCACGTGGAACGGACAATACTATCCTCGAACGTTGATTAGAAATTGGGGTGCAAAGGTACCATCCAGATCTTTGACTGTTGTAGAGTTGGAGACAGGTAGGATCATCGCTCGGATGGCAGGCGAGTGGGGTGATAATCCTGGCAAGACCTCAACATCCACATGTTCAGGTGGGCCTGGTGGTGCCGATTCCCTGACTTGCGGGTTATCACCTGCAGTAATTGTGAATCCCACGCGAGTCAGTTTCGATTCTCCGCTCACAGGAACACCTGTTCCTTTCCCATCAGGCGTGGCTCAAACGTCCACACGCGCGTATGTTGGTGATGCTGATGGTGTCGTCTGGCGGATCAACATGGCAGATCCTGAACCGCTCAAGTGGACAGCTGAAATTGCATGGGATGCATACAATCACACGTCTGTCCCAGATAATTCTTTGAAATTATCATACGTAGTTAATGGCATCAATTCTGGGTACCCTCTGAACCTATCGACAACCTCGTTGGTTGCTGCAACCATGGGCCAACCAATCGAACAGGCACCCATTGTTTCCGTAGATTCTCGCGGTGTCACAACTGTTACGTTGACAACAGGTGACGGCGAATCTTTCAACACAGTTTCACCGGGCACACTCAACTTCCTCGCAACATTTGTAGATGACTTGAATGCAAGTGGAACATCTTTCGCACCAACCATCAATGCAACACAAGGCATTTCGATGGCGTTTACGGATGGGGGCAGGGTGACAGGACCCCCTACACTCTTCGATGGCAAACTATTCTTCAGTTACTTCTCGCCTCAAACGGCGACAGTTTGCACCTCAGGTAAGAGTGGTTGGTGCGCCGTTGATTTCTTGAATGGTAACAATTCAACTCCTCTCGCTGTCATGGATGTGGATCCGCTTCTTCCAGGTAACGATCGTTGTACCACATTCCAGAACGGTGAGGTCGTCTTCGGTCTTGCAATCAATGCAGTTCCATCATGCGTTCAAACTGAGGACAACTTCAATGATCAGTGGTTGGCAGGTCAGTACAACAGCTATTCATCATCAAAGGGTATGAACTACCAACTCGTTATGCAAACAAGTCAAGGTGGAACATCTGAAAATAATTCAACAATTAATTCCACACGAATCACACTTCCTCCACCACGAGCCAAAACTCGATTGCAATCGTGGGTCTCCGTGATGCAATAAAAAACGGCAGGATAGAAATATCCTGCCTGAAAAAGCACTACTTAAGCATAATCAATGAAACCAGGTGATTTGGGCATGTGACCGCCATGTTTGTTGGCATCTTGTGCAATCATACTTTTTGTGTAGGTGGTTCACGCTCACAGACCGAAACGTGTTCTAGTAGCATCCCAGTTCTGTGTTAGTTCGCTGGTGTTAAGCGCCCTATTGTAGAAGGCTACGGAACCTACGGTACATGACAGGTACACAGGGGATGCGTAACCGGTCCATTTGGAGGCAATTCTGTAGCCTTCCAAACCATTTAATCCTCCTATTGCCCCCGCCGCCGAAGAGGCCACCAAGGAATTGTTGGAGTACAATTTGAATCCTGCTGAGTCCTTCATACCGACAAGGAAGTAGAAGGCGCCAAGGGTCGCTGAGAAGGGTGAACCCGAGGTGCCGAACCAATTATTGCCAATGACATATGTGTTTGTTGAGACTCCTGATGTTGAGTACAGGTGTCCTAAGCAATAGTTGACGCTTCCATTCCCACTTGGTGAGGTCTCGTCGGTGAAAAACTGCTCAGACCCTGAGGGATCGTCTGCATCCCTTCTGACCCACATGCAGATGGTCCATTCGGTCTGAGCACCGAGAGCAGGACCGGCCGCATACTGTGTGGAAGGTTTGCTGAACGATACTATCCCGCCATTCGTTGCTGAATAAGTCGGCGAATTGTAGAGTGTGGCATGTTTTCCGTTTCCGCTCAAGTCGGTCCATGTTGTACCGCTGCCAGGATAGGATGCTGGGTTACCTGCGTCGAGATGGAGGATTAAACCCGACGAGACGATGGGAGAACCTCCGCCACTACCTCCCCCTCCCGACGAAGTAACCTTCATACCTCCCCCTGTTCCTCTAAGTCTGAACGAACCACCTGAACCTGTTATCTTTATAGCCATAAAATCTCCTCGACAAAGTTCATTTCTCTGTCTGTAGTTATTAACTAATGCCGCTCAAATAAAACGGGTGCAAAATAAATTGCACCCGAAAACCTTAAAGGTTTATTACGTTTCTTCAGATCGATATTCCGTATTTGTTTGCTAGGTATTGCGTAACTTGAAGACGCTTAGTATTATCGTGTTGCTCGCTGTATATTAAACCTTCGGCAAACTTACCACAGAAATTACGTATTCCAAGGTCGCCGACTGCAGATCCTATGACTAGCATAACTGGATTAATAGACAGAGTATAACCATAACCTGCATAGCCTGGCTGAACAGTCCCTACTTGATCGTTTACATATAACTCTGTAGTGGCAGGGTGAGCACCTGCTGACAGAGACACGGATATTACGACCGCAGGGGGCCCGTGCGCGTCATTTTTCTTAACAGCATAATCACCAGTGTTGTAATTTATGAAGTAAGCAGGACCGCCCCATGCTGGTTGTAATGAACTTACCGAGGCCTGCGCCATCGTCGCCGCCTGTCCCCAACCTAAGATGGTAAAAGTAGAATCAGAGTTGGTGTTATCAGCATAAGCCACTACGTACATTGAGTACGCTGTGGCGCCTGATGGTAGACCCGATGGAGAGCTTTTGTAAAGAAAGGAAGACCCATTGAAGCTAACGCTAGGCATGTTGCCGAATTGAGCATCAGATGCGTTATAAGTGGGAGTACCGCCATATCCATTCAGAGTGTTTCCACCTGCACTGTCCGTCCATGATGTGACGGTAGCTCCATTTGATAGACCCAATGCGTCAGCCTTAAACCAAGAGCTGAGATTACCTAGAGAAGATGGATCAAATCCTCCTCCGCCGCCGCCGCCACCACCGCCTGATGAAGTGATGCTTATACCACCGCCTGTTCCGCTAAATTTGATGGATCCACCGGATCCTTTTGTCACTATTGCCATAAAATCTCCACTGAACAGCTTAAATGCTGTTCAACAAATTATAAATATCAACACCACTAACGAATTAATGAATTTACGTTTGTTCTCCTCGGAAAGTCCCATGTAATTCCCGACAAATTGGTCCTGTGAAAACCTCATCATAATTGCTGTAATATCAGGAGACATGATCAGGTTCCTAGGAAAGCTACCTCGGAAGTGCGTTGTTGCCTTCAGCAGCGGAGTTGATTCGGTGGCTGTAACTGATTTCCTTCTGAACGGTAAACGTGATGTTCACCTGGCGTTTTTTCACCATGGAACTGCGACGTCCGATGAGGCCGAGGTATTCGCCAAGGAATTTTCCAAGGAACGTAACCTCACGCTCTCAATCGGGCGGATCAGCGGTGAAAAACCTCCTGGGGAATCGATGGAGGAATACTGGAGGAATGAAAGGTATCGTTTCCTTTCGATGTACGAATTTCCTGTTATTACCGCCCATCACCTTGGAGACGCGGTGGAAACATGGATCTTCAATTCTCTCCATGGAAATCCTAGGGTGTTGCCCTACCAGAGGAACAACGTCATCAGGCCTTTTCTCATCACCCCAAAGTCTGAGCTGATTGATTGGGCGGAGAAAAAAGGATTGAAGTGGGTGGAGGATAAATCCAATAACGATTTGAAGTATATGAGGAACTTGATTCGTCACAAAATTGTTCCTGAGGCGATGGTGATTAATCCTGGTCTTGACAAGGTTGTAAAGAAGATGTATATTAAAGATGAGAAGAAAGAGGCGGTAAACCATGGAAATGTTTAGAAAACCTACGTGGATTGAGTTGCGAGTTCCGCCTCCTGCAGCTGGGATGGTTTTCATCCACGTTGCAAGACCTGATCGGCCATTAATGATAACGGATATTTTAGAGGATGAGATACAGCGTGTAGACGTGGCAGGCGTCACGGCACCTTGGGGGTCCATCGAAGATTGGCGAGATGAGGTTCGCCATAGAAATATAGAGATTGTTTATGACCCAAAGCATTACATTCAAAAAAGGTGATTTGGTTCTCTACGATAAGTTTGGATCTTATCATGAGTCAGTATCCCCCTCTGTCTTCATTGACGATTTTGCTGTAGGAATTATTCTTGAAATTGTAGAGGAAAAAAGCGGAGGTGCTGACAACGCTTTCGCAGAGATCATAAAGGAAGATGGGTCAAAAGGTTTCTTTTCTTTATCTTATCTAAATTCGTTCGAACAGCCATAAAAAAGGAAATTTGATGAGTGACTTGAAAAATCCGTCGTGGCCACAGGGACAGTTCGATCATAGGAACGTCATCGATTATTACAAATATTGGGAGCACGATGCGATCCTAGCCGACCAAGACAAGAACAGGTGCCGTTTGAAAATCGTGGCTGAGAATTTTGGAAATGACTTCAACATCTCAACCGTCGTGAGATCTTCAAATGCTTTCTTGTGCAACGAAGTGATCATCGTTGGTCGAAGGCGTTGGGATCGGCGCGGAGCTTGCGGTACGCATAATTATGAGCACGTAAACTATGAAGAGAATATTGGGAGCGTTATCTCCAAGAACCCGAATCATAGAGTGGTCGTGCTAGATAATGTTCCAGGAGCCTCTTCGATTTATGATTATAAATGGTATGAAGATACATTGCTTGTTTTAGGGCAAGAATCAATTGGGGTATCTCCTGAATCAATGGTGGCGGCCCATGATGTGATCTACATCCCGCAATGGGGATCGGTTAGATCGTTGAACGTCGGATCAGCCGCCACAGTAGCCATGGCGTTTTATCGAGGACAGTGGGGTAAAGATCAGCCGACACCATCCCAATAATTGGATCCGTCGACAGAACCGGTTAGAATTGGCATGAACCTTCCATCGATCGTGGTTAACGCGCAGTAAACGCTGTACGTATATGCTCCTGAAGCGTTTGCTCTAATGAATATTTCTTTCACTCTTGCATCAAGGGTGATAGTTTGACCACCATTTACTAATACGTAATTTGTGCCGTTAATTCCATTCTCAGTAAATCCAATCCTGATTCTATTGGTTGCCGTCGTGTCAGTATTCACGAAAGTTATACTTTTAGTGACTTTTGGTAAAGAGTACTTGGTGACGATTACTCCGCTAGTGGCAGCTGTAACTGTCCATGGCAAACCTGAAGTTTGAAATTCTGGTGTGCTAAAAAAGCCTGAACTTGGATTATTAAGTGACATAATTTCTCATTATATGTATAATGGGAGCGAGTAAACGGAAGCTAAAATGAAAGTATTGGTTCTAAACGATTCTGAGAGTGAGTTTCTTGCAATTGCAGCGCACCACGAAAATTCTGATGTGTTACATGCGCACCGTTACCTACAATTTTTGCAGCAGATAGACGGGCAAGATTGGGACATCGTGTACCTCGATGATGACCTTTCCTCTGCAGCTGAACCTGATTCTTGGTTCGACGGCAACGGGTTCAAGAGACTTTACGATGGCATTCATGCCGCAAGGGCGATAGCTACGTTGGCTGAAATTGGGAAGAACCCCACGAAGCGAGTCATCATTTCTTCGGACTCGGCCGCAGCGAGCAAAATGCTACAGATTTTATCTGACGTCGGAGTAAACGTCACAAAAAGTACTTGAGTTTGAACAAAGAATCTTACATTGATTAATTTAACAATGATGAAAATTACACCTTCACAAAAGTTGTTTCTACATAACGTTCTTTTTCACTATCTCATGCTCCCAGATGTCAGTATGAGAACTCAAGATGGAGTTGAAGAAATCATGCATCTTCTCGAAGATGAACTCATTCATCATGATGATGAAGACAATGATTTAGAGGATGATCAAGATGAAAAAGTAAAAGTAGAACTTCGGTCTCATGATGAGGAGGTTTCAGCATGGAGTTTAATGGATTTGCCTCCTTGTCGAGCCAAAACTTCTGACGAAGAGACGGGCAATCTATCTTTTTTTGGTGATGATGTAGATCTTCGATTCGACATCATTAATGACGATGGAACTGTCGTTGAAGAAGGAGATAGAGTTTTGCAGGTTATCCGCCGCGGAAAAGAAATCACACTGGTAAATGAGGAAGGTGATGAAAAGACTTTTCAAGTTTCAAAGTTTCCAAAGGAATGGACCAGTTTACTTAAAGCCAACCTATTTTATGGTGTGATGGATTGAATATGATGTTACAATTATCGCCGCAAGAATTGCTCGATTTATATAAAGCTGTGTTACTTTCGAACGACTCTGTTTCTCGCCACGATATTCTTATGAAAATAGAGCATATAATGCTTTCTTCATTGGAAAATTCTTGGCAAAAAACCGTAACAACTGGGTTCGATAAATGGTTAAAGTCTGAGACAAACAAGATTAAAGATCTAGAAGACGAGATTAAGAAAATAAATGAATCAATACCTAGAGAAGAATTAATTAAAAAATTTGTGCCTGCTTCTTCTTCCTCAAGAAATAAGCAAAAAGGAAGACCACGAAAAAGCAAATGATTCAGGGGCCAAAATAGTTTCGACGTGGTTTTGACATCGATCTATGCAGGCCCAGGTGCACGAGGAACCTGGTAAAAATCCAAGTGACGTATAGTTGCCAACGACAACGGCTACGCTCCAGCTGCCCTAGCGGCCTGACTGGTTGGGTGGTGACAACCTAGAAACAGAAAGTCACAATCAATGGTTATCCTCATTGTATGAGGTGGGTTTCTCTCGGAAGGTGGTTCCGGAAGACGACTAACGGGTTTCGATCCGACCGGTCGTAAAATTGGTCAGATCGAATAGACTAGGATGGCGTCGATAAAATCATTCCAAGCCTGTGGACGAATTGTTTGATTGAAGAATTGCGGACACCGGGGCAGTACCGGTTGGCTCCACCTGTTGTATATTTATAATCTGTAAAAACATATGAATATCATTAAAGACATCTCAAAACGTTTAGAAAAAGTCGAGCTACGTTACAACCCAGTGATCATCAGGGTGAATAAATTTGATGAGGAAGCCGCCGAAAAGTTCTCCAATCAAATGTCGGCCGCGCAGTCCACGGGTCAAACGATGATCCCAGTGGTCATAGACTCTTATGGGGGTCAAGTCTACTCTCTCATGTCCATGATCGCAAACATTAAGGCTTCAAACATTCCGGTGGCAACAATCGTCGAAGGTAAGGCCATGTCATGTGGTGCGTTGTTGTTCAGCTACGGTACTTCTGGTTATCGTTTCATGGATAAGCACGCCACCATCATGATCCATGATGTTTCTAGTGGTGCCAGGGGAAAGATCGAAGAGATCAAGGCCGACGCAAAAGAAGGTGATAGACTAAACCAGCTTGTTTATAGAGAAATGGCGGCAAATTGTGGCAAGGAACCTGAATTCTTTTTGAAGCAAATTCATGATAGGTCACACGCCGACTGGTATTTGGACGCAGAAGAAGCCCAATCGATCGGTCTGGCAAACCATTTACGAGTGCCTAGCCTCAAGGTGAAGGTCGACGTGTCTTATAGCTTTGAGTGATTAAACAATTATAATTCGTTGGCGATTTTAAGCCATAATTATTCTTGTGGGACATCTGCAGGTGTCTCTGAGGAGTAGTTATGGCTATAAATTTTAATGGCGTAAGAATAAAACCTTGCGCAGGAGGTGGTGCAGCATCACCTTCCAACAACATAACAAGTTTCGAAACAATAACTGGTGATTCATACACGAAATTTTTGGCACACTTTGACGGTGCGGATGGATCAACATCTTTTACAGATGATTCATCTAATCCAGGAACAGGAACATTTTCAGGAGCTGCCGTAATAAAGACTGCTCAGTCAAAATTCGGCGGTTCTTCGTTGTATTTCAACGGCAATAATGCTTCTAAATTTAAGTGCACTAATACTAATAACAAGGTAAACTTTGGTCCTACAGGTGGAAGTAGTTTTACCATTGAGTTATGGTTCTACTACATATCACTCATACCTTGGACGTCGCTGATACATTTTAATACTTCAGCTTGGTATCAAGGACCTGCTCTAATAATGAACAACGCAGGTCAACTATACCTTGAAAATTCGTATGGAGGATCTTTCCACTACGCGGTGAGCCCAGGATGGGTTCCGCCAACTGGTCAATGGCATCACATCGCCATTGTTGGCACTTCAGGTCAACATATCAAAATTTATATTAATGGTACGCTATATGTTACAAGAGCAGGCAGTTATTTTCTTAGCATGCCATCTGCCGGAGACATTGGGTTAGGTCATTCTTTAAGTCTACCCGGCGGTCTTCCTGGAGATACCGGAGTGCGTACCATTAATGGATACATTGATGAGGTCAGGTTCTCTGATACTGCTAGATACAGTGCAAACTTCACCCCTTCCACTTCAGCTTTTGGAACAGGGGTTTTAACCTACCCAACAGCAGAGCTTGGAAAAATGGCCAAAGACAGCAATGGCTTTCTTTACGAATGTACTGATGCGGCAGTTCCCACATGGCGTAGATACACCTTAGGTTGAGAACAATAAAAGGAGATTAAATTATGACTATAAATTTTAATGGCGTAAGAATTAAACCTTGCGCCGCACCAGTCAATTCAAACACAGCAACTTATATTCAACCCGTTGGTGATTCAACGGTTTCTTTGCTTCTTCACATGGATGGAGCCAATAATAGCACGACATTTACCGACAGTTCTTATACACCAAAAACCGTCACCGCTTACGGCAATGCTAAAATCAGCACTGCTGCAAGTAAGTTTGGTGGTTCTTCTGCGGCATTTGATGGTAATGGTGATTACATAGAATTTGACAGAGGAACAGATCTTCAATTTGGAGCAGGTGATTTCACAATTGAAGGATGGGTAAATCTAAATTCTTTTGCAAGTTATCAAAGCGTTTTCGGCGGTTACGATATAGGCTTTGATATTCAAAATTCAACAACGATCGTGGTGGGATACAATGCTATAGGTGGCGGGTTCATGTCAAGAACAGTTTCAGCAATGTCAACAGGAACCTGGTACCACTGGGCAATGTCAAAAACTTCTGGCACATTTAGATTGTTCTGGAATGGAGTACAGGCTGGCGCCAGTGCTGTGGCTCCTGCGATGAACAATACAGTAAGCAAATGGGTCATTGGTAAAAATGCCACCAACAACACCTCACATCATCTTAATGGATATGTTGATGAAGTTAGGGTCACAAAGGGAGTAGGTCGTTACACCGCAAACTTCACGCCTCCTGCCTCAGCTTTCTCAAATGCAAATGGATCTGTTGAGCTACCATCGAGCCCAATAGTTGGTCAAGCTGTCTATTCTGATGATAGAGCTTACATCTGCACGAGTGCCTCACCAGTTACCTGGAAGGTGTTCGATCAGGCAGGCAGAAACATCAATATCTGATTAAGAATAATCAATAAAAACTTTTCAGGACCTCGGCCTTTCGACCTTGGTCCTGAATTTTATTTAATGACTAATTCATAATTGAATTTATATTTATTCTTAAGAGATGTCTACAGATGTCTCTGAGGAGTAGTTATGGCTATAAATTTTAATGGCGTAAGAATAAAACCTGCATCTGGTGGTGCTGGTGGTGGAGTTTCCTGGCCTGGTGATGGAACAAAAATTTTGGCAGGTGATGGATCACAGGTTGTTGTTGGCGATGGTCTGGATTTGTCTGCAGGCACTCTAACATCCAATGGGCCTTCATCTACATACATAGCAACGGTAGGAGACTCTTCAGTCTCTTTGCTTCTTCACATGAATGGAGCAAACAACAGCACGACGTTTACCGACAATTCTTATACACCAAAAGCTGCCACAGTTAGTGGCAATGCAAAGATTAGTACAACCGATAGCAAATTTGGCGGGTCTAGCGGATATTTTGATGGAAATGGTGACTATTTCTATTATTCATATAATAACGATTTCAACTTAAGTACAGGAGATTTTACGATAGAAGGTTGGGTAAACCCCAGCTCTCTCGCATCTCAAATGTGTCCAATTGCAAAACATCAAACTACCATTTCTCAAGATTGGCAATTTTATATTATAAATTCTACGACAATTGGCTTTGCTGCATCTGGTCTTGTGACGAGAACGGTTCCAACGATAACAACGGGAACCTGGTATCACTTTGCCGTAGTAAAACTCTCAGGTAACACATCCATCTATTGGAATGGTATTAGACAAGGAGCAACTTTTGCCAACGTACCAACTAATTCCGTAGCTGCAGTTGTAATTGGCGCTGACAGATTGAACGCTATTCAATATCCATTTCACGGATATATCGATGAAATTAGAGTCAGCAAAGGTATCGCAAGATATTCTGCTGATTTCACACCTTCTGCAACAGCTTTCGCAAATCCAGATGGCTCGGCTGAACTGCCTGCCGCTCCCGTGGCAGGAGATGTCGTTTACTCCGACACGGGAATCTACGTTTGTTCTAGTGCTTCTCCTGTTGTTTGGAAAAAATTTGACGGAGCACCAACACAGACCATAACGATCTAAACATCAAACATAACGACAAAAACTATTCAGGACCTCGGCCTTTTAGCCTTGGTCCTGAATTTTCATGACTTTTTGATACTTTGTAAAGCGGATACATATACCTAATTTAGAAGAGGACTTTATGAGTATAAAATTAAATGGTGTTAGAGTAAGACCTGCAGTTGTTGCACCTGAACCCAGCCCACCCACGGATTCATTGGGAGCATGGTACAGGGCAGATGATATCAATCAGTCGAATGGTTCAACGGTTTTTACTTGGACAGATCGATCTGGAAATGGAGTCGACTTGGTACCTGTACCAAGTGTCTCTCAACCCACACTCTCTACAAGTTCACCTGAGTTTAACAGTCGAAAGGCTATTAGCTTCAATGGGTCTCAGCAGCTGTATCGTCTCACACCTCCTAATTGGTCAACGGGTTCAAGTGCTTTTAGCATATATGTAGTAAATGATCCCACATTTTCGACAGACTTGCTGGGTCTCGTCGGTTGGGGTCAAGAAGGTTCTACTAATGGTCGAGTGTGTTTTTGCTATTATGGTCCTGCTCCTCACGTAATAGGAGTTGACGGTTACGGCAATGCCTCCAAAAAGTATGTAGCAAACTCAAACGCACAAATTTCAGCAGCATTTTCTGCGAGCGGTGCAAACATGTCTAGCGCTGAAATTTTGATCAATGGTTCAACTGGCACACTTGCAAGTTCCGGGGATGCTGTTCCTTGGAATATTCCAAATCCTTGCCCGGAACTTCGAATTGGTGGATTTGCACAGGCTTCTTACGGTCCATTCGTCGGGAAAATTGCTGAAATTCTAATTTATCACAAGCAACATGCCTCGACTGAACGCACAGATACGTTGAACTACTTGTCCAATCGTTACGGTATTTCTTTAGTTTGATTTATAGAAAACAATTCAGGACCTCGGCCTTTCGACCTTGGTCCTGAATTTTTATTTATTTGTGTTTGGCAACATCAAATAATTATTGGAAGAATATTCTTGATATCACTTACGCGTCACGCCACAAATTATTTGAAGCATACACAAGAATTTCTTCTGCGCTTTCGGCGGTGTATCCATGATCCTTGATGAGTGTTGCCACCATCTCATTGTACTTTTCCTTCTGCTCCTCGTCGCGAGTTTTGCTCTTGGTCACGACTCGAGCAAGTGATTTGACCGATGAGATGAGGAATGATTCAATGGCTTCTCGGAGTGGTTCATAGGAACGGAATCCAACCTTTTCACCACGACGCATCTTGGCGAACATGTAGGCAGCAACGTCGGAGCGGAAACCATCACGGGCTGAACCGCTGATACCGATCTGTTCTTCGATCGAAGCCATGAACTGTTCGTCTGGCTTTCTCTCTTCCTTTGTAACACGATCCTTGAGTTTGACACGGGTCGTGTATGCTTCAGCGTTGTCGAGATATGTATCGAATAGAGATTGAGCCTGCTCCTCGTATGCGGAGATAAATGCCTTTGCGATCTCATTCTCAAGGATCTTGAGGTATTCTTCTCGTACCGTCTTTTGGAGGATTTCTAGGCACTTTGTCTTGAACGTCTCGTCGTTGATCTGCTCCTTCACCATCTTGGTCAAAGACTCAATGACAGAAACTGGTGTAATCATTCCCTTGTCGGATGCCGTGAGGGCATTGTCCAATGCCTTGGTGATGAAACGCGTAGAGATACCATCCATGCCTTCGTGTTTAGCTTCCTCACGAAGATCCTTGATGTCGACCTTACGAACGCGACCCTTCTCAAGGACGTCCTCGCCGTTATAGATCTTCATTTTCGTCAATAAATCACATTTAGCTGATGGCTTCAAGCGGCTCATGACCGAGAACATTGATACAACCTTGAGGGTGTGAGGTGCGATGTGTGCCTTGAAGTCTGATTTACCTAGCATCTTCTCATAGATCTTCTGTTCCTGATCCACCTCAAGACAGTATGGAACTGCGATCTTCACGATGCGGTCCATGATGGCTTCATTGGTGTGTTCTGACTGGAAGCGATTCCACTCAGCCTCATTACAGTGTGCGAGGATGACTCCGTCGAAGTGAAGCATATCGCTCTTTCCGGGTGATGGAACCCTCTTCTCCTGTGTGGCGGTGATGATTGTATGGAGGAACTCAATCTCGTTCTTGAAGACCTCGACCAGTTCCACGATGCCACGGTTACCTACGTTGAATGCTCCCGTGAGCGAAAGAGCTCGTGGATCATCCTCGGCAAACTTATCCAACTTAGAGATATCTACCGACCCAATGAGAACAGACACGTCCTGACTATTGGCATCCATTGGAGGAACAGCCGCGACACCTCTACGACCACGTTGCGAGAATGTCGTCTCCTCAACCTCGAAGTCCTCATATTTACCGCCGTAATCGTTGAGAAGCTTGTGGCGGGCGACTGGTGAAATATCTCCATCAATCTTCACGTTGAGTGCCTTCTCAAATTCCGAGCGAAGAGAACGTGGTACGAGTTGCAGGGGTTCACCACGATGAGGATCTCCCTTGAGGTGATAGTACTTCTTGCCTTCGAGCGCACGTTTAATGTGTTCGGTTAATGCTGACTTACCAGCTCCAACTGGTCCCATGAGAAGAAGAACCTGACGAGATTCCTCGCCCTTATGTGCCGCTGAAGACAGGAACGACATGACCTTGTCAATGACCGTCTCCATTCCGAAGAATTCACCTTCAAAGTACTTGTGGACCTTCACGGCATCGCCATCGAACACCTTGAATTTACGTGAATCCGAATCAGGCATCACGTAGGAACCATGTTCCTCAATGGCCTCATATAACCTACGATGCGCTGATTTTACTATCGACGGTTCTTTCTCGACGAGGTCGACGTAATCCATAAGATTACCAGAGAACTTTTTTGTTTTGGATGACTCTTCTCGAGCCGTTTGAATTTGTTTGAGTAGTTGCTTCTTGACGCTCATGTTGTTATGTATACCTCTCCCTGCTCCAGTGTATCAAATCTCCCAAGTTTCATCTTCAATAACCGTGAAAAACTTCACATCGCTACCCCATAGGGTCTTGACATGTTCCACGACCTTATTGGCATGACTTAATTCTAGATCTCGACCATCATGCTCATGTTTGATGATCAATGTGCCATCTCTCTTTACGTCGTCCACAAAGACAGCTGGAATTGATCCACCTGCCACTTGGTTGACAAGATCTTTCTTAACCTCTTCCCAGCCTAAATCATCTGAAACCTCATCGACAGTGACACCTTCATGACGTTTTGATGAGTACGTGAAGAGATTGAGATCCACACAGTCCTCCTCCGTGAGATATTGACGGAGGAAAGAAGCATCATGGCATGTCTCCCTTGCGATGAAACACTCTTCAATGCCATGTCTCTCCTTGATCTTCTGGAAGAGATGGAAACCTAAGTGATAAGGATTTATCGCGCCCACATGAGGTCGAACCACTTGGTTGTGCATTTTGATAAAAGGTAAATGCATACCATCAGGCAGATCTAATTCATGACACATGGTGTAGTGCCAGTAGGAAGCCCAACCTTCATTCATCACCTTCGTTTGAATTTGTGGCCAGAAGTACTGACCTTCATCACGACAGACGTCAATTATATCACGCTTCCAGTCAGGCATCTTACCGTGCTCTGATATGAAGCCTAATAAATCGTAGTCAGGTTCTAAGGGAATTCTATTGATGTCAAAGAACTTATATTCATTTTTCTTGTCGTTGTTCATCAGCTCAACGTATTCCGCCTTGAGCTCCGCATGTGTTCTGCGAATTTGCCCATACTTCGTCGTCTGGAACTGTATTGCATGACAGGCATCTATCACCTCTTCCACATTTTCCACACCAATGTTGGGATTCTCAATGTAAGACTGGATTCTCTTCTTCGCTGCTCTGAACCGAGGCACGACTGTCTCAGGACGTGTGGCCTTGAACATCCTGTTGTTCTTAAAGAAATCGCTATGTCCAACGCAATGCGCCATGATGAGGATCTGCAGGTATAGTGGATTCTCACGCATGAGGTAAGCGATCGACGGATCACTGTTGATGATTAATTCATACGGCAAACCTTCCATACCTAGGTTATAACGGTGGAAGGTTTGTTCGAACGTTTTGCCGTAAGACCAATGATCGAAGTGTGTAGGAAGACCATGATAGGCCATGGCACCGATCATTGAGTAATAATCGAGGGTTTCATAGGCAATCTCAAACCAATCGAGATTGTGACCCTTGGCCAACTTGCAGATTTTATCATCCCATTCTGCCAATGTATCTAATGTGTAATCCATTTTCATCCTTTGGTCAAAGACACGCCTGTACCACCCATCAATGTTCTAAAAGCAGGCCATACGTCTGCCTTCTCTACCACTCTAACGGTCTTTAATTTTGGTCCGACGAGAGGTTGCATCGTTGTATGGAGCTTGTCTTGATTGTAATACCTTTCAGGTTCAATCTCGCAGTAACCGTACAGCTGACAGATGTCTTTTAGCTCACGTGCGAGATTTATGAACTTTTCATTATCAGATGAGAAGTTATCGCCATCGGACGCCTGAAACGTGTAGATGTTCCACGATGATGGATGAAATCGTTTATCTATCTCTTGTAACGTCAGCTCCAAAGCGCTGGATGCAATCGTTCCTCCGCTGGTCGCTTCCGTGAAGAATTCTTTCTCTTCGACCACCCTCGCCTCAGTGTCATGCGTGATGAAAACGACCTCGACCGTTTCGTACTTGGACCTGATGAACTGGTAGAGTAAAAAGAAGAAAGATCTTGCCAGGAACTTCTTGTCTTGCGTCATAGACCCGCTGACGTCCATCAAGAAGAATATGACTGCGTTGGTGCAAGGTTTCGGTGTGACCTTGAAGTGTCTGTACCGCAGATCGTCTTCGTGGAAAGAGAAGGTTTCTCCTTCTTCGGCTTTTTCAGGGTCAAATCCAGCCGCCTTCATTCTCTTGATTCGAGCGATTGCAGACTTCTTCTTGTCCAAGCGTGGAAGAATACCGTCAGTACGATACCCATTTCTCTTTAATTTATCAGCTGATATGTTCGACAGTTGACGTCTCTGCAACTCAGGAAGCTGTAGTTCAGCGAAGAGATACTCTGCGAGTTCTTCCAACGTGATCTCAACGTCGTAATATTCTTCTCCTTTTTGATCACTGGCCTTCTGCGGTTTTCCTTGACCTTGCTGTTGTCCCTCACCGATTTTTTGGCCTCGTTTGACATCCTTACCAGGAGCCGATCCAACCTGCTTATTGCCGTTGTTGTCGCCGTAGACAAACTTGTATTCCTTAATTCCTCTAACAGGAACTCTGAACTTTTTCTTGCCATCTTGACCTATGATGCTCTCATCAGCGACAATATGATGAATACCATCTCGAATTGCCTTCTCGATTTTCTGTTTGTGACGACGTCGATCGGAGGCGGATCGATCAGCGATTGTCTTATGTTCCTTAAAGATCGACATAGTTTTTATTATACTTCATTCTGAGGTTTATTTTTAACCCAAACGTTCTTTTTCGAATCTTTCCACACCAGCTCTAGATATTCGTGCTAACAACGAATCGACATCGACGTCTTTGTCACTAAGACGTTCAATAAAACTATCATGATTGGATAGAAGTTTTTGAAAGATAGAATTCTCATTTCCCTTCGGGAAATATGCATTATCAAGCACGGGATCTCCTACCCACCGTCCTGTAATTTTATCAAGATTCCAATTTCTAACTCTACAGTCATCGGAATCATCTTTAGGAGTGGCTTTCTTGTCATCATCTGCGTAAAAATTATCAAGAGCCGCTTTTTTGCGGGATCCCTGTTTGCTCCATCCTCTCACGGCATCGTCAGTAAGCGAATTTCTGTCAGGTATGAGTGGACCTCCAACAGCAGCAAACATCGCTGGGTATAAAATCCCACCATACCCTCGTCCCCCGGCCATTTTAATTTCCCATGCGCCTGCGCAACGTTGTTTAGGCTTTTGTGCGGCAATGTATCCGACGACCCCTTGTGAGACATCGTCCAAATTCTTTTGAACCTGAGATGGATAATATAAGGTGATAGCCTTCATACCCCAATCGCTGGCGTCTTCATAGAATCCTGCTAGCTCTTCCGTGGGAGAACTAACTTCCATTAAAACTTGTCTGATGAATCTTCTAAGCTGCGTTTCTGACATCCAAGTGTAAATATACAGGCTGCCATGTTAATCTTTCGAAAGTAAGCACAAAAAACGCTTATAAGAGGGTTACTCAAATTCCTGAAGGTCCCGAGCTTCGTCATTCAAGAGATCTTTTAAGAGAGATTTTGCTCAACAAACGCATCAAAAAGTTCGACCTCGTCGGCGGACGATACACCAAGAAACCCATCGAGGGATTGCACGAATTTCTGCGAGATAACGAGAAGAATTCTTACGTTGTCGAATCCGTCGACGTCAAAGGCAAGTTCATGTGGTGGACGATGGGTCCCTGGAAAATGTGGTGCACATATGGTATGTCAGGTCAATGGACAACCACACCGCCAGATAGAAACACCGCCGTGATACTCTCGTATGGTGAAGATTCAAAGAGCATCGGGTTTCACGACGTTCGTAGGTTCGGTACACTAAAATTCGTCAAAGATGAAGGAGTGCACAGAAAGAAATTGGAAAGTCTCGGTCCTGATGTTCTTGGAGATGACGAATTGACACCAGAAATATTCACAAAAAGAACGCTGGGTAAACCCAATAGGACAATCTGCGAGGCCCTCATGGATCAATCTACGGTGGCTGGGATTGGCAACTATCTACGTGCAGAGATTCTGTTCGCCTGCGGTGTTGATCCATGGTGTAACGTGACTGACATATCTTCTCAAGAGTACATAAGGTTATGTGAGGAATCCGCGAAGATTTCTCGTCAGTCCTATTTGTCTCAAGGAGCCTCTATCAAGACCTACAGGGACGTGAATGGATTAACGGGAACATCTCAATTTTTCTTCAAGGTGTACGCTAGATCACGATGTCCCAAGGGTCATGAGATCCGCAGCGAACGTGACAACGGAGGAAGGATGGTCCACTGGTGTCCACAATGTCAGCCACCACGGTGAAAAGTCATCATCCATCATGTTATGATGGATCCATGCTAAGAGAATGCGTGGAGTGTAGTTGCATGTTCGATACAAATTCGCCTGCAAAGATTCGTGCCGGTGGCCGAGTCAACACGTGCCCGGAATGTTCGGTAGAATCTACGGTGAAATACCTGGGATTGGCCAATGGCGACGGCAAACAGGCTTCTGTCACCGTTCTTGCTTTTGACTCTACTGCTGATCGCGAAAAGTACTCATCATTTTACAGGAACAACGCAGGATACCATAAGGGCAAGAGCTGTCAATTAGGATCTCATCTGTCCACTGATCCAGGCGTAAGATTTAAGACGATCACTCAATCTTCGGCAACTAATCACAAGGGAAGAATGTAATGACTTTAAAGGCAGCTGTATCACTTGCTTTTTTGACAGCTTTGGCATTCGTTGGTTTCAAATCGTTCTCAAATCCAGATTCAGCGATGATAGGTATGACCATCATTTGTTACGGGTGGGTAGCTACGCAAATAATCGCTGAAGGATTTGTTGCGATTATTTGGCTTGCTTTTAAACGAATCATCGAAAAAACGTTGGATCAAAATTCTGACGATCATGACGAAAGCTGATAATTATTGATAAGAAAATGATGAGCGCAGCTGAAACCAGCGAGCCTGACGAAATTCTTCAAGATTTACGGAAAATCAGCATGCCGTGTCATCTTCCTCAGAATAAACCTATCATTGGTGATATAGTTCGCTGGATTTACGAATGGGTTGAAGATCCTCTATACGGGTCTCTTTACATCGTCGCTGGATTTCATGCTGAAGTCCAAGACATCGCCGTCGTTAGAGTCTTGAATAATCCCTTTGAAGTTCGAGAATTTCACGTGTCTCAATTAGAAACTGTTTCTAACAAATCTACGTCTTAAGCCCCAGAGTCGCCACAAATATTCCGATTCCTATGAGAAGGAACAAGACGCCTACCAACATCACTTTTCTTTCATAATTTCTTTTATAAATTCTCTAACGATCGATTCGCCGATGTCAAGAGTCTTTGGGTAACCTTTTTCGCCTGGTCGCTTTGGTCGCTTTCCAGCTTTTCGACGCGCGTGAATATTAGCCCATAATCCTTTCTTCTTCTTACGACCTTCAAGAACTTCGCCTGGTACTTCTGGAGATTCTTCGTGAGATTCATACTCGATATAAGCAAAAGCGTCGTTTAAATCATTGTACGCTCTCGTGATCTTGTATTGTATCCAACCTGGTATTTCGTCATTCTCACCTATGACATCCAACATCATGTTCGACATCTCCACTATTCTGTGAAGTTGTGCGACAGCCATGTACCCTTCGTGATCTTCCTCTCCTTCATTCCAGTCTCTGCCAACGCTTTCGTCATTCATCATGACAATATGTATTCAAATATTTGTAAATATGATATGCTGAATCCATATATAGTCTTTGCGTATGAAGCTAAGATTGTCTGAACTCCGAAGAGTCATTAGAGAAATAATCGAAGAGGAAACGTGGATGCCAGGACGTTGGATGGGATCCGTGAACGATCCTTTGGATGTAGAAGAGTTAGAGATGCTTGGTTCTCAAGGTTATATTGAGGAAGATCTCGAAGATGAGAACGATCAAAATTAGCCTCAAAGAGTTACGTAAAATCATCAGGAAGCATCTGCAAGAGGGCCCATCTGGTCCTGGAGTCACGGCCGACCCCACTGAAAAATCTGGGTTTTATCCCTATGAGATTGAACGAGGCGTGGACATCCAAGGATATTGGTACAGATCTCCAGGAAGAGCGCAAGGATCTGATGGGGACCCAAGCCGTCCCGCCGACGCTGCAGAGTATATAGGTTTTAAAACTAAGGGAGCTACGCCTGCAGACGCAGCAGCAGAAGCCGCCCCTAAAGAGGAAACCAAAGAATAGATTATAAGAAGCTCGTATATACTTATCGTAAATTTGTAGAAAGTTTATTTACATGCAGGTCACCATAAGCATTTTAAGAGAGATCATAAGTGAAGCTTTCATGTTGATGGAAGCAGGGGTATTCGATGAGTACGAGCTCAACGTTGAACAAATCGACATGTTGACAGAAGCTGAGTATCGAGGTCGTGATGTTCAACTCGGCAAACCCATGAAAGGTGACGTAAAAAAATACAAGGTCTACGTCAAAGATAAGAGGACGGGAAATGTGAAGAAAGTCAACTTCGGGGATCCTAACATGGAAATTCGACGTGACAATCCGAAAGCTCGTAAGTCTTTTAGGGCCCGTCACGGATGTGGTACAAAAAGGGCTTCAGATAGGACAAAAGCAGCCTACTGGAGCTGCCGCCTATGGTCTAGAAAACCAGTTTCTCAAATTTTGAGAGGAAAATGATTGTCTGAATACATTGTAAACAATGCTTGAATGTGATATATTCTTTGTATCAACCGTACTTTCGGTTGACAAGGTTAAAGAAAAATGATCAAGAATACTATCGCATTGTTTATCGTCGCCGCCGTCGCTCTCGCTGCTTGCGGCGATGATTCAGGTTCGACTGGTACCGGCGCCGGTGGAGCCGGTGGTGCTGGTCAAGGTGGTGCAGTTACTTCGACGGGTGGAGCACCTGGAACTGGTGGCACGGGAGTTGGTGGTGGTGCAACAGGTGGGGCACCGGGTGTTGGTGGTGCCGGCGGCGGCGTTTGAAAAATAAAAAAGCATAAAGCTTTAACCGCAGGAGGGAATACTCCCTCCTGCGGTTGTATTTATTTGTCGAAAATCTATGAATCGAAAAGATGAAAAACTCCTTAGAGAATACATCAAAGAATCTCTGGGCACTAGATCGTTGGTGCAGGAAGATATAATTACTGAACGCATAGTATATACTGCAGGAGATCTTAGACAAGCTCTACAGTTTATACAAAAGCATAAAAATATAGCGAAAGCTAAAGAAGCAGCAAAATCTGTTGGAAAAGCAACTGTTGTTGGGATAATTGGTGCGCTCGCTGGCGCGGCGAGCGCGCCAGCGTTAATTGCCGCGGCAGCGAAGATGGGGGCGATTGAAGCTGGCACGGCGGCATATGATGCTTACAAAGCTGCACAAGAATTAGACCCCGCAGAGAAAAAGAAAAATCCATTCTTCGACTACCTTTCCATCGATCCTGACACCACTGATATTGTGGACGATAAATTAGAAAATGAATTCGAAAAAGAGTTTCTAAGTCGACTTAGATATTATGACGATGAAGATGAATTGCCCGATGCTGATAGAGCATTTACTTCATGGTTGAAAAATAAATTTAACCAGTCTCATGTCACGAAGTGAGGACGTCAATATGTTATAGACGAAGATGTGATATTCGAAATAAGCTCACTTATAGTGGATGTGGAAAACATGCGGAACAAATCTTTGGAGGAAGTACCTAGCTTTGGCGGCGAGCCTTGATTTAAACTTAAAAACGAATAAAAAGCTGTGGAGCTCCACAGCTTTTTTTATTTGCTTGAGATAAGTATTGACGTGAATTCTGACGAAAAAGCATTAAGAATTTTAATAAAAGAATTCGTGAAAGAATACTCTTCTCATGCGGGATCTCATCCGGAAGAGAGCTATCATGAAGATCTACTAGATGATCCTGCTTATAAAGCAGACAGCGTTTACGTTCCCAATGACATAAAAGATAAAATAAACAAGTGGGCAGAAGACATGGGTCTGAAATCTAAGAAAAGTAAAAAGGAAACTAAGTAATGCAACAGAGTGAGAAGCGTTTGAGAAAACTCATTAGAGAGTTTCTAGAAGCAGCCAATTTAAATGAGATGTCCGCGAAAGGTCTCAAGAAGACCAGCTTTGAAGAAATACAAAAGAAGTTTCCAAGGTTCGCCAAAATACTTCAGGCAAAATACAAACAACCTGAATTAGACGCAGCTTCATTTGCAGTCCAAGGTTCTGGAAGTATGTTTGGATTTGGAACAAATGTTCCAATGATGGTCACAAAAGGTTATGATGATCCTGTTGTCCTGTGGCAAGACGATTCGCTAAAATACAATGGCAGCGAGACGTTGGCTGACGCAGTAAGAAATGCTCAGTAAACCCAGAAATTTAAAAGGTATCATCGAATGACAGGCTAATGATGGAATGGAAGAAAAGGTAATATGTGCTATAGAAGACGTTGCGATATTTGCAACAAACTGACATATGGAGGTTGCGGAAAACACGTTGAATATGTGCTTGCTGGTGTGCCACAAGAAGACAGGTGCCAAGGGCATGGTATCGTTCAAAGTGATGAAGAAGATTCAGATTAATAAGGTTCAGGGCAACCTAGATTTATGATGTTCTGTATTGGATCACAAAAAACCTGAATTTCTACCATATACTTCACACCATCTTTTTCAAGAATTAAATACGTGTCAACTGGACATGGTCCACCAAAGCTTTCGTCGTCGTGATCATCTTTCGTTACAGGTTCTGGTTTTTGATCATGATTTTTCGGAGGCTGAGAGATCTCGGTGGATTCTTCGTCGGCCATTTCTTCACTTTCTTCAAAAGAAGAATCGCTGCCGACACACCCAGATAAGGTCACGCAAAAAAAACATACCGCATTCAGGAAACGTAAGTTCATAATGAACCCCCTGCCGTATAATAATAGTTATAGAAAAAACAAAGGTTTTTTAGATAATTTTATAAGATAGAGAACAAATGCCATACAAGATACGTAAACAAAAATGTAAGCAGAGTGACGGAGATTCTGGCGGTTACGTGCTTTCTTATACTGATAAAAAAGGTAAAAAGCACAGGGCTTGTCATACATCTAAAAAGAAAGCCAGGGGTCAAATAGCTGCCATAGAGGCTGAAGGTACAAAGATGAATAACGAAGATAGTCTTTTGGAGTTAAGAGCTTTTATTAGAGATGTTGTGAAAGAAGAACTGCATGCAGAGGGATCGCAAGAAGATTTAGACAAAGATGATGATGGTGACAAAGATTTTGCTGACATTTTGATATCTAGAATGATGGCAGGCGGGCTGTCAAAGAAAAAAGCAATCAAGAAGTCTAGAAAATACGACTCTTGATCTTACTTCATTAATCTCTTACACGTTTAATCTAGCCAAGTTATTCACATTAAGTATTTTTTAACTTAGGTTGTGAATAAAATTTCACAACTACGGTAAATACACTCTCATAAAAGTGTTATAAACGTTCATAAGATGAGCCGAACAATCAATAATTATAGTTTGATGAAGTTAGGTTCGAAAGAGCCGATGCAACGATATAACATGAAGACTAGAGGGAACTCAAATATTCCGATCAGCGAATGCACTGAGTTTACCATGCACGTTTCGCAGAAAACAGAATTTGCAAACTCTAAGAAAAAGCTCATTGATTACACTGAATATAAACTGATAAAGTACATTGAGAAAATTAAAGATAAACAACAAGAATTGATCCTAAATGTAATGTTGGTCGATTATGTCAAGGGTCACATAGCTGTTGCTTGGAGAAAAGGACAACCTGTGTACGTAAATGTCACCAAGGGATAAAATCCTGTACAAATACTTAGGTGAGTTTACTATACTGGTATGTCTTTTGAACCCCATCCTCCTAAATCTAATAATTGCGTGTTATTTTCTAGCGATGCTAGAAAAAAGCTATATGCAGGTCTTAGCATAGCAGCTGAAGCAGTAAGCTGCACTTTAGGTCCGAATGGAAAAACAGTCTTAATCCAAAATGGAAATGATTCTCCGATCATTACAAAAGACGGCGTAACGGTCAGCAAATCCGTAAAACTAGATGATCCAGTAGAGATGATGGGAGTAAGGCTACTGAGAGAAGCAGCGTCTCAAACCAATGACACAGCTGGCGATGGAACGACTACCTCGACCGTCCTTACACATGCTTTAGTAAAAAATGGATTAAATTTGTTAGAGGCGGGTTACAACGCGAAAAAATTAGTAGAAGGAATGGACATCGCGATCAAATTAGTGACTGATGCCGTTGTTTCTCAGGCACATCCAGTCGAAACGACTGAAGAAATTGCGCAAATTGGTACCATTTCAGCCAATGGTGATAAGAAAATAGGTGAGCTAATTTCAGCTGCAATGGAAAAAGTTGGAAGAGATGGAATCATTACTGTAGAAGATGCTAAGGGAATGGCGACCACTCTTGACGTGGTTGACGGAATGCAGTTTGATAGGGGTTATTTAAGTCCTTACTTCGTTACGAACAACGAAAAGATGCATGCTTCTTATAATGATGCATATGTTCTAATCACAGATAAAAAAATATCTGTATTAAAGGATCTTGTTCCTATTCTTGAATCTGTGGTAAATTCTAGAAAACCTCTTCTCATCATTGCTGATGATGTTGACGGAGAAGCATTACAAGGGTTAGTTCTTAATAGAGTGAAATCTCAATTACCGATTGTTGCCATTAAGTCTCCTGGATTTGGAACTTCAAAAGATGAATATCTTATTGATATTTCAAAACTGACAGGAGCTAAGCTGGTTTCTAGCTCTACTGGTTTGTCTTTGGACAAAGTAAAACTATCAGATCTGGGAACTGCAAAGAAGTTTGTTGTCGATGCAAAAACCACTACGATCGTTGGTCCTTCATCTGCGAGAGAGCAGGTCCAAGAGCATGTTTCTGATTTAAAAGTGAGGCTTAATGATGTAACAATAAGCTCTCTTGAAATGAATAACCTAAGAACCAGAATTGCTCGGCTCGCTTCTGGGGTTGCTGTCGTACGAGTCGGCGGGGCCACCGAGATGGAAATGATCGAACGCAAATATAGAATAGAAGATGCTCTTCATGCGACACGCGCAGCGACTGAAGAAGGAATAATTCCGGGCGGAGGAACAGCTTTATACACGGCATCGATAGCAGCCAGAAAAGCTACAAAAAATGTCTCTTATGAAAGGGACGTGTTGGCCGGAATTGAAATGGTTTTTAAATCTTGCGTAGAACCATTGAGGAGAATTGCTCATAATAGTGGCAAATCGCCAGACGTCATTGAAGAATGTATGAGTAAGAATGTCAATAACAACTTCGGATATGATGCTTCTTCAGGCGAGTTTGTCGATCTTGTGGCGGCTGGTATTATCGACCCAGTCAAGGTTACTAAAATGGCTCTTAAGAATTCTTCTTCAGTTGCTAGACTGTTTTTAACTTTAGACGCTGTCTTGGTCAATGGAGAAACTGCTTGATTTTACCTAGATTTTCCAAGGGAGACCTTGTCAAATTTAAAATGAAAAGTCCTGAAAAAAATGGTATTGTTATAGACGTACACCATTCTAATTCATGCAAAAGCAAACACGTCGAGCACATGTCCAATAGCTATTCTCAAGTTTACTATGTTCTTGTAGACGGAACTTCAGTTGAAGGACCATACTTTTTTGATGAGCTATTGAGGGTGGTTTGAAAAATCATGCAAAGATTTCTTCATCTGGAAAAGTAGAAGAGATTATCTTACCTAGTTACATGTCGTCTCTGTGCACAGAAGAAATTCTAGTAATAAAAGAAAAAATGAGAAAGAACGTGATAATCGCTTGTGGTTATCATCATTCATCTAAACGAATAGTCATCTTAAATGAAGATTCTAACATTTTGGAATTAATTCCTGAAGATTTTTTTGGAATGAATTTAACGATTCTACAAGCGGTCCCTATAAAGTCTGGGTCTAAAATTGAAATTACCACTTCCAGGACTTTTATAGAAGTTGATTCAAGAGACGTTATTAGCGCATCTAACTACGTAGACATATCGAATTTGGAAATAGATATGATACATGAAAATCAAGTTATCTGAATTAAGAAAGATTATAAGAGAAGAAGTTGAAAGAAATTTACGTTGGTCTGCAGGATACTTTGGAGGAGATTTAAGTAGTCCTCAAAAAGGAATAAATTACGTACCTCTCCAAGGGTTAGGAAGTTCGACAGAAGAAGAAAAAAAACAAATAGAAAATTATGAAGAAGAAGAAGAACTCGAAAGAGACATCACAGATTGAAAGAGAAGATAGTTTAGAGCTCACAGGAACTGTCGAAGAGGCATTACCTGGCACCTTATTCAAGGTAAAAACAACAACAGGCCAGACTGTATTGGCAACGCTGTCAGGAAAGTTAAGGCAAAATCACATCGTCGTATTACCAGGGGATGATGTAACAGTTGAAGTTTCAATCTACGATACTACAAGAGGTCGAATCTCGTGGCGCAGATAAACGGGAGAATGAAATGATTCAATGGGCGCTTGAACACCCTTACTTGTTTTTTACTATGTTTTTATTTTCACTAGTAACAATGGTAAGCATTACAGCAGAAATTAGCAACTCTATAGCGTCATGTTTCGCTAAGAATGTAGCAGAAAAAGAAAAGTCTACTAAAGAATCCTAGTTATAAGCATATGAAAAACAAAATCTTGAGAGAGTATATCAAAGAAACAATCAGAGAGGTGTTAGAAGGACCTCACATCAGCAATGTACTTTCTCAAGATTTAACTTCAAGAGAACAGTTGGGTTCTATCGCTGATCCTGAAGATGAAAAAATTATATCGCATCTTTCAGAACCAGAAGTAGATCTCGAAGATTGTTACGGACCAGTTCCTCCAATTTCAGACGACGTTGGTGTCTTTCCAGACATGTATACAAAAGATTATCACGTGATTCCTCATAGCCCAATATACAGGTCATGAATACTTTTAAGCATGCCTTTAATGTTTTTTTTGCTACCATTAGAGAAAAATCTAAGGAGCTTAGAAGAGACAAATTATGGCCGCTGGTAAGAGCAGCGCATTTAGAACTTAATGAATCGTGTGTGGCATGCGGAAAGAAAAAGAAAATACAAGTTCATCATATAATTCCAGTACACATTGATCCTTCTTTCGAACTAGACAGCGAAAACTTGATCACCTTATGTATGGATCAATACGAGTGTCATTTGAACATAGGCCACAAAGGTTCATGGCGAAATCACAATCCTAATGTAAGAAAAGATGCTCAAGATTTCTACTCAAAGTTAAAAACATGAAAAAATCAGAAAAAGATCTGTATTCGTCGATCGTAGAAAAAACCGCTTCTGGCATTTCTCTTAAAATTAAAGAAGAGCAAAGAAAAGACGCTCTTTCGCTCGTTGATCAAGAACTGTGTTATTGGAGTCTAGACTACGATCACATTTGCTCTTACTAGATCGATCAACCGATCATATTCCACATAATGTTATATACATCATGTTGCTTAATCAACATGTTGAAAACTCCTGTATTTTCTCCACCTAGTAAAAACCCAAGAGCTACATTAGAAGATCCATCGATATCAATAATTTTCTTATCAAGAACTATCCCTAATCCCAATGACATATTTGGAATTGAATGATAAGGTTCCCAAGCACCATCATTCAAAGGTTTCCATATTATGCTTCTATCTGGAAGTATGGGATCTCCGTTTTTTGCGCAACCGATAATCAATAACTTGTCATAATCTGTCGGGCTTTTATCAAAAAAGCCCCAACAACCAAGCGAGGGTGACCACACCCTCGCTTGGTTTTTTTCTTTTGCAAAAAATTCTTTTGCAATTCTTTCTATAAGTTCAAGTCCGCAAACTTCATGTAATCCTGGCACGGTTGCCTTTGGAAAAGTAAGTACAATGTCCTGAATCGTTGGAATAAATAATCTTGTATATAACTTAATAGTTTTCGATTGGAAGATTTTTCCGAATTATTCAGGCCATCATACATAACTATGTATCAACATCCGCCAGACTTCGTGCAACGTTTTTCAACTAAAGTCTTCATACCACCACATTTACCTGATGCGTATGCACCAAGAGCTGGTCGAAGACCTCCACAGGTTTTATTTAACGAACGAATCACGCCTAGTCCTGCCTTGAAACCTGCCACTGCTGAGGAACGTAGCTTATCACAAGACACGCCTCCTGTCCTCGGCATTACTTGCATGATTCCACAGGATCGACCACCATCTCCCAACGCATCATGCTTCCATGACGATTCCCAATATGACCAAGCGATGAGAAGTTTACCTAGCTTTTCTCTTGCGGCTTTTGGGTCATTGGACAATTCAGGATATAGTTCGGTCGCATCCACGTCTGCAATAACTACAGAAATGGCATCAACTGCTGTTCGAGCCCTTGTCTCTGCTCCGCCACCCGAAAGCGTAAGAGCGAGGGCAATAAGTGCTTCTTTCAACATATCATGTCTACCTTTCTAATTCGTCAGCGAATATTCAAGACGCTGCCTCCTTAAATATGGAGGTTGCTCAAATGTAATCAACTTAAGTACGTTGTATTCCGTTCGCACGTTTAATCTGAATAAAACTTTTAGAAGTAGAATATAATTAATGTCATGAGTTCACCTGGAAAAGTAACGGAAAATCTTCTCAGGAAATTGATAAGAGAAATCATATTAGAGAAGAAAAAACCGGGCGGAGGAATTACGAAAATAGGGGCAAAAAAGATAGTAGATCCTAGTTCAGCTGACATAGAGATTAGGAATGCTCTTGCAGATGAGCAAGGATCCGTTTCTGACGCGGCTGAAACATTAGATGTCTCTACAAGAACTCTTTACAATTACATCGACGATGACTCTAGACTGAAGAGAGTAAAAGACAAATTTGAAAAAAACGACGAAAAGAACAAGTGAGTCAGACATGAAAAGAAGCAATTACGTTCTAGAGAAAATCTACAAAAGACTCTTAAAAGAGGCTGAAGAAGATAAGCAGCTTTCAGCTCAGCAAATAGATTACGCAAAAAAAATCGCTGAAAAACTTGCGAGTGCTGCCAAAAAAGACGTAGGGCTTCTAACTGAAAAATATGGAGATACGGGAATTGCAATAGTTCTCTATAAAACAAACGTATTTGTCGGTAATGTGTTAGCCAGCTTGAACACAGAAGAAGGTAAGGGAGGAGACACACAGGCCATAGCTGACGCCACTGAAAATAGCATCGTTGGCATGATTGTTATAGACAAAGCGCCTGATAGGTGCAATGATGCCATGGTCGTCAAATATGTCTTTGCAAAAGAGAAGTACGGACCATTATTGTACATAATAGCCATGCAATTCTCACCTTCAGGCAGAATCATATCTGATAGAACAGCGGTAAGTGATGATGCTAGACCAATGTATGTGACCTTAGGTCAACGCGGCGACATTGAGAAAAAACCACTTGACGACAATCTTCTTCCTATGAAAAAAAGAAGAACGCCTGATGATCCATCTGATGACTGCGAAGTCTGGAATCACAAGGGTCAACGTCCTAAAGAGGAGTTCCTCGATTACTCATATGGTGGTGCTTCCATCGATGTTAACAGGTTGAAGAATCATCACAAAGAATCTATGGAGATGCTGAACAGATACGTGCAGAAGTATCTTGGATGGTCTCCAGACTTTGCTGCTGATTATCTGTCAAAAGTGGCATCTATGCTGTTTATGAGAATTTATCACGCAATGCCGATATCAAAAAGAGGATTAAAAAACTAGAAGTTAAAAGTCACAGCTTCCAATCTTTTCTCCTCATTTTTAACCATTCAACAGGAAATTTTCCACAGGAATCTGCCCATTCCTTCACATTGGATAAAAATTCCTCCTCCCAACCTTCTGCTTTTGACTTTTCTCTTAATTGATCCATCAATTTCCACAAGGCTGAAATTTCTTCGCTACTCCAGGTGGCAGGGTCTGCAATCTCGTTCTTAAATCGCATAGAATATGTAGGAACTCACGTTTCGGCGAACAAACGGTAAAATACAGCTTTTTAATCGACAACGCCGCGCATTCTTGTTACGATTCATACATATTCTTTATGAAGATTCGAAAGACATCCAAGCAAAATGCTAGAGAACCCTCATATAAAGATCTTCACGATGCGTGGTGGTGCATCTATAACGCTCTTAAACACATAAAACCAAATATTGTAAGAGATTATTTCGTTCGAATCACGTTCGAGTCATTGTTAGAACAGTGTAATTGGAAAATAGAAGAATGGAATGAACAAACTATGTTAGCAAAGAAAAAAGGCCTTGAATAAGAATTCAAGGCCTTTGCACGTCAAGATTGTTATTTCAATCTATCTCAGCAGCTTTTCTTGCTTCGAACAAGTCGCGCACCGCAGACAATAACTTGCTCTCATATAATTCTACCGGAGGATTTTTCGTCCAGTACGGAATTTGTTGCGTACCTTCATTTTTGTCTCCATAATTGTTCAGGCAGAAGATAGACTCAGGAAATACGCCGACCGTTGGCAGCATGACTTTTTCCCAAACGATTTGGGGTCTGCAAACCTTTCCGCTTTCAGATTCCAAAAATGATACTTTTAGATCCCATCGCCAGGGACGAATCGACGAATTCGAACATTGATCGACGAATTGCTTGACCCATTCCTCCGTAACATCAAGATAATGAGCAACTTTTGCAATCCAAATGTCTGGTGAGGGGATCCAAAAGGTGTCATATTCGTTACCTTCTTTTCTCGTCTCAGAGTACCAAAGAACGCACATTGCAGGAGAAAATTCTTTCTTATCCCAGTCCGCCCATCTTACTCGAGTCGTTACTTTGCATGCGTCTCGAGTTCCGACGCCTTTTGAATTAACCCACTGACACGCTTCCATGATACGATCTAGTCGTTCCATGGAATTTATTCTACACCATTTGATCTAGTTATTTCACGACAACAAAAATGTTATACTCATGCTGGATTGATTATCAGATAAGAAGCTGTATCAGAATCTCCTGCTGCGCTCGAAACCACCGTAAAGCTGCCGTTGGACTTAGAAGACACAAGAGGTGTACCAGCTGGGTACGTTGCGGACTGTTTCGTCAAAAAAATCATAGAAGAAGTTTTTGCAAGAGTATTGGATATCGTGACAGGATTGCTTCCATTTAAGATCAATGTCCCCATCGGAACGTTAGAACCACTGCTCAACGATATCTCCCCAGTTACCAGTAAAGAACCTGTCACAACCAAAGATCCGACATCATCAATGATGAAATCTCCGCCAGTCATTGAAAAAGAACCAGTCATTTCAAAAGCCATCGAAGAACCGCCAGTTATCTCTAGAGGACCGTCTACAATCGTGGATCCTGAGACCGCAAGAGAACCAGATACAGTAACGTTGGTAAATGTAACATTATCAGCTAAATCATCGGAAGTTATTGTCCCATCCTGTATTTGCCCACCTCTAATCTGAGTTCTTGTCATTTTCTCTCAATAATTATATGCTTCAAAGTAATTGATAATTATATAGACGAGCTAGGGTGAGAAATGAAGATCAGGTTGTCACAATTGAGAAAAATTATAAGAGAAGAAATCGTGCGACCTACTTTGTTTGAAAACCTCGACGATCTCATTACCTCAGACATGGCCGCGGTGGTCTCAGACACGGGAACCTCACGTACCGCAGTGGTCTATAACGTCGATGCGTTGATAACCGCGTTGGGTAGACGTCGTCTCGACACTCTTAAAGTCGTAGGCATAGTTCAGATATCCGAACCTCGAGGAGCGCCATGCAGAGGCGCTTGGATGATTCGAGGCATCACAGGACCTGGGAAGATCATGTACGGTCTTGCTTATGCCATGTCCCCTACGGGGTTGGTCGTGCCAGATAGGTCAAGTGTGTCACCTTCGGCCACAGCAGCGTGGAAGAAATATTCATTGAAAGCAGGTCCAGGCAAAATGTTACCTCTCGACGACGCCAGCCATCCAAAGCCTGGGACGGATCCTCATCATGACAAGCATCACACTGAAGATCCCAATGATGATTGCTTTACATCACATGACGAAGAATTTCTCAATGCTGCCTATAAGGGACCCGGAGGAGAAGCCGCACTTCTTGATCGATTGACCAATAATCATGAAAGAGCGTTGAAGATGATCGATGCAACGGGTCGCCGCCGAGAAGAGATAGAGACAGAGCTTCTCGATGCAGGATTCATGGCCTTCGACATTGCAATGGATTTTTAAGCGTTCACTCGAGGAGATCGTTTTGGAAAATAATGTCGCATATCAAACGAGAAACTTTCGTGTCTGATGGATAGTGGATCGCGACGACCTCTCTAGAAAAAGCAATTTTTTTCCCCAAAGATCTCAAGGGGATTGACAAGCGAGGATATTTTCGTGAATAATACTCACTCATTACGAACCCAACCAACGCATGACCGCTAGGATATGAAGCTGTCATGGCGTCAGTGCGTATAAGAGGATAGATTGGAAGCCCGAAATGACGAGCCAGCTGATATGGCCTGGGTCTATCAATGACTTCTTTCAAATAAAACAGCAATGACAATGTTTGATTGTCAATCCTGTAGTACTCTTCCAAAGATTCCTCATATCCATTTTCAGACAGAAAAGAAAGAAACAATTCTGCTATGTTGCTTTCGTCATCCACGAACTTGGAAAAAGCTACATCTTCCTGCGTAGCTTCTCTCGTCAACTTCAACAACTTTTCAAGATCTCTCTTGGTAACTTCGCCGTCATTGGTAGGCGCCGAACCTTGTATCTTCTCAGCCCAACCAGAACGAATGAACCACTCTTTGATGCGATCATCGGACTTCCGCGCCAATTTAACGAATTCTATTGGTGCGTGACCATAACGAATGGAATTTGTCGGAATTAACCCTTTTTCGGGTTCGAAGATTTCTTCTCTAATAATCTTCCGCAATTCACCAAGTTCAATCTTCACGATACAACTCCTCCAACAACGCATCCAAATCCAATGACTTCATGTTCTGGTCCACAACGCTTATTCCTTTGAACGCCTTCCCGTAATCCACGAGACTCTTGACGTATTTGATTACGTCAGGATTGAAAGCCCCAACATCTGTCAAGACGATGGCCACAGGCCGCCAGTTGTCCAGCACACCCTCATTGCCCATAGATCCGGCCTCCTTGAAGCTCGCAGCATCAATGACGTAGTCCTCGAGGGCGCTCATGTTCATCATCGTACCGCGTCGGACCGCACCGGATGTTTTTGCATGTTGCGGTTGGGCCTCGTCGGCGTATCCGGTCCATATCGACCCCATGTCATTCGAGGCTAGGGTGACACGACCCTGAAGAACCACACCAACACCAGGCTCCATCCAGGCCGAAGCGGGTGATACCTTCTTGCCGGGGAGGTATAGTCCAACTGACACCTCATCACGTCCCCTGCCTTCGTCAAAGAACCTGAGGGCCTGATAACGACGAACCCAATGGACCTTCGTCAGGCCCGCGAAGAACCTGTGGTCGGCTTCTGCATTCCACAATCGTTTGATGTCTCGTGGTGCAGAAGGACTCTTTCCCTTGATGATCGGTTCCGAGGAGGAGAGGAAAGACTCCTTGTCCTCGAGGAGAACCTCCTGAATAACCCGGCGTAATTCTGCTAATCGTATTTTCATTCAGTTACCTCCTCATCACCAAGCGGCTCTATAACGAGTTCGCCAATAAGATAGACCTGCCTCTGTCAAGACTTTCTCTACCTCTTCTCTCGTCAGTATGCCGCCTTTCGTGGCTCTGGCGATCATAACTTCATGGTTATCATGCATCGTCTCCAAGACGCCCATCTCCCAACCTTCAGCCTCGTAGGCGTAGTTGAGGAATTCTTCCGGACGTAAGACACAATCGTCATTGGGTTCAGGAGTCGCAGGTTCAACAACATTATCTAACTTTTTCTTGTCACGATTACCCTTGGTTGACATATTACGCCAGGCTGAGACTGCAACATCAGTCATAGAATCGCGATCGGAGATCAAGAGACCAGAGGGAGACAAAGCATAGGCAATACCATACATCAGCTTGCCAGGACCAGCAATGGAAGCAATCATCATCGCATTCCAACAAGGATCCTTCGGCTTCACCACCTGGACCCAACCGACCATATACTCTTTCAACTTCGCCATCAGTTCAGGCGACCGGTCAACAACATCTCCAGGCAACTTACGCATCATGTTCTCAATGGGTACAGGATGATACACGACCACTTTGGCCCCACCATCATTTTCAGTCAACATCGCCGCGAGCTCATCTGTGTTGAGTTGTGCCGCCTCAGCCGCCTCACGAATAATCCTGCGTAATTCCCCTAACCGTATCTTCATGTCATTTATCCCGAATATTCGTGTATAACTATGCGGCTCGCGTGGGATGACAAATCTAGAAATGCACGATACCTATAAACGAACCAACAAGGAAACACCGCCCATGAAACTAACCGTCAACCAACTAAGATCAATCATCAGAGAAGAAGTCCAGAAGGCGACACATCGTCGTCACCTCACCGAAACGGTCCTCGACGTCTCACCCTCTGCCATCCCCGATATAGCAATGAACATCGCCTCAATGGCAGGCACAGGAACGCCGGAAGACTTCAGGGGCGTGGCAAGAGCCATCGTCGGCATGAAAACAGCCTACGGCTACAGGTACACCACAAACCCAATCAACCCCACCATGGAACTGGAACGCCTCCTCGATATGGCGGCCTTCGATAGAGGCCTCACCCTCACCTCATCAGCCACCAACCTCGCCCGAGACCTCGTCAACATGTACGGCCTCTGACACCATCAAAATCCCGCTCGGGCGGAAGACAAATCCAGATATCCACGATACCTATAAGCATCCCTCGCAACGGGAAAGGACATCCACAACATGAAACTCACAGCAAACCAACTAAGATCAATCATCGCAGAGGAAGTAAAGAGGGCATCAGCAGCGAAGCAACTCAACGAAGTCGGTATGGGTGCACTCGCAGACAACGCAGAGATCACGAAGGTGAAGGCCGCGTTGGCCGTCTTCATCGAGCACCTGCGAGGTGCGGCCGAGGTCGAGTACGGTGGCGACCCAGGCGAAGTACAGGACGCCGTGCATTTAGCGCTCGACGAGCTGATGGAGGAAGCGCTCAAAGCGGCGGGATTCGCCCCGGGCCCCCTCGGATACTACAGGGGCTGAATCCCCCCTCCAATCTCACACTTCGGCCCCGGCGGACACAACATACCCCCACCGGGGCCGACGTGCATCCACTCTACCCCGCCCCACTCCAACACCCACGCTGCCCTCCCCCTACCACCCTCCACCACTTCTTACCACTCCCCTCCACTTACCACCACAAATGCCACCCCACGAGCGAGGACAGGTGGACACAATCTCGAGTTGGTGTGGCGAGTCAGGAGGGCATCTTTTCTGCAAATGTGCCCTGGCGGGTGCGGGATGTGCAGGAGTAGATAGCGAACTCCTTACGCCTCATCCTGGACGAATTTGCCGCCGTCGGCAGATGTGCCCCCATGAGCGCCCACGACCCTTTCGGTCTGCTTGCTCCGGTGGTGGACAGTTGCTCTGCGCCGTGACAGTGGCCCCTGTAGCTCGTGGGTAGGGGTGGCTCGTGTGGTCGTGGGTGGCAAGTGCCCTCCTGCTCCGTGGTGTCAGGTTCGGTCTGCTTTTCGTGCTAGTCGACATGAGCCCTTGTGGATCCAAGCCGTCTTTCCTGAGGGTAGGATGATGTTGAGGTAGAAGCCGTGGATGGAGACGACGAGGGCGGTGAGGTGGTCTTCCGTGGTGAGGGCGGCAGGAGAGGAGTAGGCCGCGGGGTATAGCGAGGCGTGTGGTGGTACGGTGACGAGGTCTCCTGCGGCGATGTCATGCATGGGAGTGCAACTAGTTGCAATGTGGTGACAGTTCGTCGAGGTGGATGAGGTCGACGGCTGACTCCCAGCGGGGGCCTGTGGGGAAGAGGACCTCCACGTCGTGGATGGGGTGGGTGGTATCCTGTTGGATGACGATGCCCATGTCCAGTGGTCTGTTGTACCAGTCGATCTTGATGATGTGGGATCCTGGGGGGAAGTCTCGTGTCTTCATGTCTCCCGCCCCGCCGTGTTGAGTTGAACCGTGAATGCCGTTGACCACTCCCAGAACACCTCGCCGCTGGGACCGAGGACTGTGACCATCACGTCGGATCCATTCGGCGATTTCACCCCGATGACCGGGTAGACAGCCGAGCGATCTCGTTCATTCCAGGTCAGTACGCCGGGGCGGAAGGTGACCATGTCTCCCACGCGGATCATCGCCAGGCTCCGGACTTGGGGGTCGTGGGATCGAGGGAGATGGTGATCTCGTTGGTGGGGAACTCCAGCTTGTGGCCAGGGGAGATGACCCAGCCGCGCTTGACTCGGGAGGGGCCAGGGGCGGAGCACTCACCGTCGGTCATGATGAGCATGCCGTCCCACTTGCCCCGGTTCTTCGGGTCGTTGACGATCTTGGTGGGGGCGTTGAAGTCCGTTCCGCCGCCTCGGACCCGCTTGGCGTCCACGTTGCTTCCCTTCTTCCATTCGAAGGCATCGCGGAGGTCTGCTGCGCAGTCGAAGGGGAGGATGGTGACCGTGACCTTCTTCGTGAGGGTGGCGAGTTCGTTGAAAAAGAGGGCGAGCTGGCGGTCATCCACGCTTCCGGATTGGTCGATGGCGATGAGGAGCTTGGCGACGTAGCCGCGCTTGACGCCGGGGTGGATGTAGGGGTAGCGCTTGTTGATCCGCTTGATGGTGGTGGTGCGTTCACCGCGGGCGATGTTACCGATGAATTGGCGGAGAACGTTGCGCCAGTCGACGAGCTTGCTGACCGAGCGGCGGATCTCTTCGCGGAGTTCGGAGGGGATGTTGCCCCATCCGTTCGCCTGGGAGTCGGCGTGCTTCGTGGCCTTCTCCACCATGCCGGTGACCTTGGAGGCGACCATCTCCTTCTGTTCATCGGTCAGCTCGTCCCAGGCCGAGTGGTCGTCGAAGGAGTCGAGGCCGCCGAAGGGGTCACCGTCGGGGTGAGGGGTGCCCTTGGCGTTGTCACCCTTCTTGCGTTCCTCCTCAACCTTGTCCTTGAGCTTCTCGAAGTACCACTCCGAGGATTGCCCCTTGGGGAAGTCAGCGATGAGTTGGGCGATGGGCATGGCGGCTTTCTCCTCCGCCGTCCACTCGCGACCTTCGGGACCGGCAGGGAAGACGCCTGGCATGAGGCAACCGGCCGGCAGTGTCATGTTGCTGTGGCCGCTGATGATCGAGTTGATGGCGAGGTCCGTCGCCACGTTCCACATCTTCGCCGGCTTCTTGCGGCGGGTCGTGAGGTGGCAGAAGATGAGGTGGTAGAACTCGTGGGTGAGGACGCCACGGATCTCCTGGTCGCTCATCGGCCGGAAGAACTCAGGGTTCCAGTACAGCGTGATGTCGTCGTACGTCGGGTCGAAGGCCACCGCCGCCGTGGGCATGTCGAGGGTGGGCGTCTTCCGGATGTGCCGGCTCAGTTCCGCAAAGAACGGCGTGTCCTGGAGGAACGAGATGAGGTGCCGGTCCAGGTTGAAGTCTGTGTCCGTGTGGCTGAACATAGATACATCCTATCACGGGTGGTGTATACTTTGCACCGGTCCCGAAAAAAAATCTCAAGAGAAAGATAGTTATATTGATGAAGGGCCTCAGGTCATCCGAGTCGTGGAGGACGTTTCTTGCAGGATTCCTGTTGGGGTACCTGGCCGCCTGGGGGTTCCACTGGGCTACCACCTTCTACGCGTGGGGTATACCTACCCATCATCACATTCCAGGTCTCACCCCCGAGCCTCCTGCCGCGGAGCGCCATGGACGATAAATCCTGCAAGAAGTGTGCGGAACGGGAGGAGGCGTGGGACATGCTCTTCCAGGTGAAGGATATGTTGGCATCAGTAGACACCATGATCTATCAGGCCACCGAGGCAGGATTGGACCAGGGTCGCATCGTAGGACTCCTTGAGGCCGCCACGGCCCTGGAAAAAGCCGGATATGGGGAACTGGCTGACATTATTCGCAAGTTAATCCAGGAGGACGTGATGATCCTCGGGAAGCACGACGGAGAAGCCTAGAGTCCCGACAGGTTCTCGAACGTTTCCGAGACCCGTCCCATCATGGACACCGCGTCGACGAGGCTCATGATCCGGCTTTCTTCTCCGACCTTCACGTGAATTCGTCCGTGATTCGAGACGGAGAAGACGAGATCGCCCAGTTCGTAGGCGGTGGTCCAACGTTCGAGGCGGGAGGCTAGATCGATGACTTTGAACATGGTGTCAGGGTATCATGTCCTGTCAGGACATTGCACCGAGATTTGCGGAGAAGGAGAGATTCGAACTCCCGGTGGGCTTTCACCCACGACGGTTTTCTAAACCGTTGCCATCGACCACTCGGCCACTTCTCCATGGAGCCAAAGGTGAGATTCGAACTCACGGTGGGGTTTTATCCCGCCAGTTTACAAAACTGGTCCTCTCGACCACTGAGGGACTTTGGCGTAAAATCTTTGTTAGTGGACCCGGTGAGAATCGAACTCACAAGTGCGCCGTGCAAAGGCGCCAGTTTCCCATTAGCTTACGGGCCCGTACTTTCTATATATTCATTCACATAAGTTTTTGCGGAAAGAGAAGGATTCGAACCTTCGGTAAGTTTTCACCTACGCGTGCTTAGCAAGCACGTGCCTTAGGCCACTCGGCCATCTTTCCATTTGTGGAACGTGGTGGATTCGAACCGCCGACCTTCTCCTTATCAGAGAGACTATCTAACCAACTGATATAACGTTCCTCTAGTGGGGCATGATGGACTCGAACCACCGAAGTCTTTGACAGCTGATTTACAGTCAGCCCCCTTTGCCGCTCGGGACAATACCCCATGTGGAGCGGAGGACGGGACTCGAACCCGCAACAATCAGTTTGGAAAACTGGGACTCTACCATTGAGTTACCTCCGCAAGCTTTTCTACTATACAACCTTTACGTGATTTGTATCGGCGGCTGGGGAACAGGGACTCGAACCCCAATTCGCGGATTCAAAGTCCGCTGTCCTAACCATTGAACGATTCCCCAATCAGCGTCCTTGAGAGGGCTCGAACCTCTGACCCGTTGCTTAGAAGGCAACTGCTCTATCCAACTGAGCTACAAGGACATGGGCTCCGGGGGTTGGGATCGAACCAACGACCGGGCGGTTAACAGCCGCCAGCTCTGCCGCTGAGCTACCCCGGAAAAACCTCCACCCCGACCTGCAAGGTGGAGGCAGTCACAGCAATCAGCGGCGACGCGTTGGGCGCTCTACTGGTCGAACCTCTGCAAAGTAGGCTGAGTAACCGTCTGGGCGTCGATAGTTGATGTTCGACGCGCATGACTGCGCCTCCTCGCGGGTGTCGAATGTCGTTGCCTCATCGAACGTACCCCAGACGCCCTGAACTCGACCGCTGTACGTTGGCCGGGTAAGAAAGCGGCGGCTGTTGGCCTCACGAACGACGTATGCTGTGATTGTGCTGTTGTTCTTGTTTGTCATGATCATATGGTATTCTTTCTTTTTTTGTTTTACAAGCGGGTCATGCGATTAGTTGCATGACGAAATTTTTTGGAGGATGGTTACTGTCCCGATGTGTGGCCCGGGAGGTCACCTGCTTATAATAGGAGCTTTCCTCGCGACGCCGGGGTCCACAGCTGCAAGATATATCTAAGTCTCCAGTATTCGTCGTTCCTGGAGATGGTGGGTCCGGTGGGGTACGATCCCACAACTTATCGCTTAAAAGGCGACTACTCTACCAATTGAGTTACGGACCCGTAACTATAATCAATCTTCCGGCCAAGAGATGACTTCTGTCAGAGAATTGAGAACCTCTTTTTCAATTTCTGATTTGATCGTATCACTGCTCGGCGATTCGGTGTACTTGAATGCTCGATTCCAACCGCGATGGATTCCATCCTCCACCGCACGAGAGATAACCACGTATGTGTTGATCTTCAGTTCTGCACGGGGGTGAAGTCTTCTTGTGAGCTTCATTGTTGTGTGGTGCCTACCGTGGGATTCGAACCCACCCTGTATCGATTTTGAGTCGACTGCCTCTGCCACTGGGCTACGTAGGCGTGTTGTTTGGATGTTCTTAATCTACCCCATCGGGGTATCTTTTTACACCGTCCGAATCATATTCGGATCATCAAGGAGATATTTGTTCTGTCCGACGAGGACTGTGCGGAATGCACGGTCAACAACATTACCTTCGACATGCGAAGAGCCTGCTGAACGCTTCATCTTGACGGTGGTCATGCCGAGGTACACTGCGAACGTTCCTTGAGGAAGTTGCTCACCGCCAGGGATGTTTGCATACGTCACCGGCCCCCGCATGGTCAGAATGGGCGTTCCTTCTGATTTCTTCAAGACAGGAAGCGGGAAGCCAGGAGATGACACTACCTTGGCCGCTGTGGCGAAGGTAATGGGCGATCCTTGGTTGATCTCGTCCCACGCCACCCGAGCGGCATCACTCATCGGAGGTTCAAGGTAGAACCATGGCTCATTGGTCACGCGAGTGATGCCGCTCGGGCGGGGGCGTCGAGGAGCCTTCTTGACCGCGGGTGTCGCAGACGGATTGGTCCACGTGATCTTCGGCCTGGGCTTCATGGTCCAATGGTATCCTATTGGACTTTGACTTTACACTGGTCAATCTTTTTTCTTGGGTTTCATGCCTTTAGACTTCATGTAGGCCGCGAGGATGACATCACGTTTTTTCTGGGGGGCCGAGGCCCATTGCCATAGGATGGAATTCTCGATATTTTTCAGGCGTCCTTCTAGGTCCCCTGCGACCTTCTCCAGTCTGGTCACCGCCGCCATGGATGCCTCAGGTAGGTCCATGCCTAGCTCTAGTGCGACGGCCACGATCTCGTCGATGGACCCGTCCGCCATGGCTGCTGCAGCCCGCCTGTAGAGTTCCGACTTGGCTACATCTCCACCGGTCTTGTCAGGGTGGGTGGCGACGGCGATCTTCTTCCAAAGAGCTTTTATTTCGTCTGGGATTTCTGGATCTTCGCGCGTCGGAAGATCGGGTTCAGAGGTATGATCCCCTTCGGTCCGATCTTCGACGACGGTCGTGGCAGGGCTGGGAGGCGCAGGCGAGGCGGGTTGTTCAGGAGGTTCTTCTGTGTCAGCTACTTTCGAAAGTTCTTCCATGAACTGTTTGGTGATGTCGTCCATCGTTTCTTCGTGGTCTTCGATTTCGAGGCGAAGATGTTCCACCTTCAACGTCAGGCTTTTCCACTTGCGTTTGCCGTTGCCCTTCATGGGCATAAATATTCATGAAAGAATTATTCTAGGGGTGGCTCTCGAAATCTGGGTCTTTTAGAGCCCACCTCATGTAGGACTTGATGAACTTTGATTTCAGTTCATTCCAACGCATATCGTTGATCTCTATGTTCAATTTCTTGGCGAGTTTGCGGCCGCGGTGCCACGCCTCAAATTCTTCTTCGATGACAGCACAACGGTGGATGAACTTGCCCTTGACGGCTGGATCATAAATCGAAGGGTAGCCTAAGGTGAACCTTGGATTGGTCGTCCCGTCGCCTGATCCTACGAGGAGGTGACCACACTCATGGAGGAGGATGAAGAGTTGGTTCTCGTATGATTGAGTGGAGTTGACGTAAATCTTTTTTTCGTCAGACACGAAGGATCCTGCTTCACGTCTGTTGGTAAATTCTACTTCTATTTTTCGGGAGGCACACCATGTGACAACGAGGTTTAAACTCGCAGAGGATGTTATATCTACATCCAAACGGGCCCGAGCCTTGGGCTCGGTGGCAGGATCCTTCGACCTCTGCTTTTCATACCGGGCCCAGGCTCGTTCCTCCCAGAGTCCGCGCTGGAAGGGTGGCATGTGTTCACTTCTTCTTCTTCGGCGTCGTCACCGACTTCGTATCTGCCGGGGTGAGGGCCTTTGCGGCCTCTCCCTTGTCGACACCGAAGACCGAGAGGATGTGGTTGACACACCACTTGTGGACCGACTTGGCGAGCTCGAGGTTGTTGACCCCGCCGGCCGTGAGCTTCGACCAGGCCGCCACTCGGAGCTCCGCGGGGAGGTCGCCCATGAAGTCCCGGAGGTTGGCACCTTGGTTGTCGTCGAGAACCTTCAGGTTCTTCGTGACGTAGTCGGCTACCTTCTCGATGGAGACGTTGAGCTTCTCCTGACCGAGCTTGGCGATCTTCGACTTGACCTTAGCGTAGCCCTCGATGATCTCCTCACCGGTGACCTGAGCGTCGATGGTCTTGACGTAGCCGTGGAAGGCGATGGTGGCTTCCGTGCCGACGTAACCGAGGCACATCGGGTAGAAGAGGGCGTCATCCGGGAGGTCCGCGACCCCGTTGGAGACCAGAGCGTGGGACAGACGTTCCCAGCTGCGGCGGCTGGGGGAGACGGCCGAGGCCTCGCCGCCCTTGGGCGGGTCGAGCCACTTCTCGTTGCCGGCGATGAAGGTGATGATGTTCTCGTGGATGGCCCCGGACTCCTTGGCCCAAGTGAGCCAGTCCTGCGTGTCCGGCGTGAGGTCGATGGCCCAGAAGCGATCGAGGAGTGCCGGATCCATCTCGTTGACCGAGTAGGCCGCCGAGGAGTTGATGGCAGCGTAGACGCGCGTCTGAGGGTGGAGCTTCCAGCCGTTGAGCTCACGGTCGAGGACGACCTGGAAGGCGGCCTGCATGACCTCGGGGGTGGCGCGGTTGAGCTCGTCGAGGAACAGGGCCACCGGCTTCTTGCAGGCGTTCTTGTACCACTCCGGCGGGTTGAACCGCGTGACCTCGCCATCCGTGGACGGGAGACCGATCATGTCGCCTTCGCTCATCTGTGAGAGGCGGCGGTCGATGACCTCGAGACCGAAGCCCTTGGCCACCTGGCGGACGACCTGGGACTTACCGATGCCGTGGTTGCCACGGAGGAGGACCGAGGTCTCGACGGGGAGCTTGGAGGAGACCTTGAGGAACGTGCGGACGGACATGGTGGTCATTGCGTTGTTTCCTTGTTAGGAGGTATGGTTAGATACTACCAGGATGTCTGCGGACTTTGCACAGCTTCTCAAAAAAAGTTTCGACGAAGGGATCCAGTCTGGATGAGGACCCCCAGGTCGAGATGGTGGTCACCCCACGGCTGCGATGGGAGATGACTCGTTCGAGAGGGGCTCTTGGATCTGGAGGACCTCAACATCACTGGTGAACAGGTACACGGGACGCTTGGCACCGGGGACGTTGACGTAACACCGAATCCGCTGTGCACGATCGACCGTACCGAACTTGCCGACGAACCGTGGATCACCACCAATGATTCGGACCTTGGCACCTGCCACGACTCGCTGGCCGAGGGCTCGTTCCGTGGCCTTCGCCCTGTTGAAGTGCTGGAGGTGGAGCGCAAGGGCCATCGTCTGCTCTGCAGAGAAGTTCGTCGTTGCCTCGTCGAACAAACGCTGAACCTCGTTCTGCATCGCAGGCAACTTTGCCGCAGCCGTCTCGATCTTCTTCATGTGGACGGGCTTCTTACCTGAAGTTGCCTCTGCCTTCTCCTCACGTCGCTTCTGGCGCTCTGCGTCACGGGCTGCCTTGGCTGCCTCGCGGGCTGCCTTCAGAGCCTCTGTCTTCTGCGACTTCGCGACCTCGGGATGCGTTTCCTTCTTTGCCTTAGGCTGCTTCGCAGGTGCATCGGCCTCCGTGGCGGGCTGCTCGCTTGCCTGGCGGGCTGCCTTGCGGGCCTTGGCTGCCGCGAGCGCCTTGTCGATGGCCGAGAGCTTCGTGTCGAGGTTCGTGTCGTTCGTGGTCTGCATGATGTAATCCTTTCCGTGGGTTAGGCTGTTTGCCTGTTGATGTTTCTGTTATACCTTGTTGGCCGAGAACTTTACACTGACGTTTTTTCTTTTTTTTCTTCCGAGAATTCAGCTGGGCTTGTTGCGGTCAGACAGGAGGCGTTTCGCCTCACCTGCTCCTGCTTTCAATCCTCCCCCGAGGCCTGCCCCGAGTGCGCCGATCTTGGTCTTGATTCCGAAGAGAAACATCTTGACCTTCAAGAACGCCAGCTGAACGTAGGTCTTGGTGACGAGCGGGATGTAGAAGAACAACCAGATGAGACGTTTGAGAAACTGCATGAAGTTTTTTCTTGCTGGAGGAGTGTTGTAACTAGTTGCAATGAAAGGGGTAGGTTACCCTACCCCGTGGATGATCAGTCGTTGTAGCTGATGACGCCCTTCTCGTAGAGTCCCTTCTTCTCGAGGCCGAGGATGAAGGTCTTGCCGGAGCAACCGAACCGGTTCTTCTGCACCTCGAAGAGGCGCTCACCGAAGGTCTCCGAGTTCTTCTTGTCGTCGATGTAGAGGTGGGCGTGGGCATCCACCGTGTGCTTGATCTGTTGCTTGCCGGCGAACTCGCCACCCTTGGTGACCTGGCCGATGATGATGGCCACGCCGAACGTCTCCTTGCACCAGTTGGTGATCATCTCCGTGGCGCGAACCTGGCTCATCGAGTTGGTGAAGCCGTCCTTATACTTGCCGTCGTCCAGCGTCTGGAGCGAATCGACGACGATGAAGACCTGCTTACCGGGGTTCTTCTTACGCAGCTCATCGCCGTGCTTGAGGATGTCCGAGACGAGCGTGTCCTGGCCGGCGACGAAGCCGTGCTTCATCTCGAGGCGCTTGGCCACCTTGCGAACCTGGAAGAGCGACTCCTCGCCGGTGTTGAAGAGGCAGATGTTGCCTGCGCCGGTGATGGCGTCCGCGAGTTGGAGGCTGAGAGTCGTCTTACCGGCGCCGGGGGTACCGGTGAAGAGGAGAGCCGTGGAAGGCGTCATGCCCTCACCACCCATGGCATCGTCGAAGAACTTGACGCCGGTGCGAACCGTGCGCTCGAGCTGGGCGGGGACCTCGAGGTCGAGGATGTTGGTGCCGTTCTTCCAGGACTTGAGGCCGACGTTCATCTTCATCTGCGACATGGTGTTCTCCTTGGTGGCTGGCTTCCGAACCAGCCGATAGATCAGTTATACCAGGATTCGTCTGAGCTTTGCACCGTGGCGATGCAATTTCAGAAGTGTTTGTAGACGATGTCGGACGCGATGTCCTGATCGAGGCCTTCGTCGACGAGGTACATCTCGACGCTGAAGAGGTCGTCGGTCCGTCCGAAGAGCTTCTTGAGACCGCGGACCCCTGAGTCGAAGAGCTTTGCGTCGACCGTACGGCCGGCCGCGTCCATGGACTTGACGATCATCTGACCGGCGGAGAGCTTGGTACCGTTCTTCATGGTCCTAATATATCCTTTCGACGAGGAACTTTGCACTGGGCGGATGCAACTAGTTGCAAACCACGTTGGACCCCTGGATTTGATGGGTAATCTCCCCCAGGGGTGGAGGGGCAGAACCCCCCGATAGGTCAGGCGACCGAGTGCGTCTCGATCGTCACGTAGTGACAGGACTTCGTCGTCCAGGAGTGGCCGCGGCCGGGCTTGTACTCGTGGGCCGAGATGTCCTCGTCCGTCTCCATGTAGTTCTTGGCTGCTGCGAGGGCCGCCTCCTCCGTGGCGTGGACGGAGACGAGGTTGTGCGAGGCGTAGTGCTCACCGGCGAAGACGATGTATACCTTGTCCATGTCCTTATCCTACCTTTTCTGCAGAGAACTTTGCACTGAGTGGAGCGTTTTTTTGCCCCGCGGTGAGCGGGGGGCGGGCCGAGGGCGCCCGCCCCGAGGGGGCTCACTGAGCAGGGGTGAAGGTGCCTTGGTTGACGTAGAGCCCCTCGAGAGCTTCGACGTCGTACAGGTTGAAGAGCTTGTCGTGGTACTTCGCGTCGGGCATGAAGACGAGCTCACCGCGGGAGGTGGTGACGTAGCCCGTCATGGTGCCCATCTTGGGGAGCTGGGGGTGAACGAAGGTGCCCTTGGTCTTGGTGGCGTTGTTCATGGTCTTATATTACCCTTTCCTCTGTGAACTTTGCACTTTTGCGAGAACTTTTTTTTTCTCTCTCTTTACCTTGCCGCTCCGTTCCTTTCCATGGTTCCAATATAACATGCGGCGGCCGTACTTTGCACTTTGCTCTCACTTTTTTCTGTGAAAGTAACTTTCAACAAGAGCGGTACTTTTGCTCAACCGCCGGGGCAAATAAGGGGCACGGCCGCCGTAGGCTCAGGATGCCCTTGGAAGGCTTTTCTCGAGTCGAATGAGGTTACCCCTTGGCTCAAGGTGAGGCCTCTCCAAGGGCATCCTGGCTCTTTTACAAATTGTTTGGGGGCTGTGCAAAGTCGCTACCGAGTTTGGTATATTGGACCCATGGAACACAACAAGGCAGCAAGCTCCTTCGTCGTCCAAATCGTCCACCTCCTCGAGGTCGACCGTAGCGGAGCTCCCCGCTTCTCCCCTGCGCAGATCCTCGCCGTAACGGGGTCGATCGACGAGGCACGTTCGATCGCGCACCGCTTCCCCAAGGGCCCGACGGCAGACGTCCAGATCCTCGAGGTCGTCCCGCCGGTCGACGTCGGCGGTGTCGGGCTCCGGTTCCTCACCCCAATCCGCCGGGCGGTCATCGAACCCAAGGCCAAGCCGGTCCGGAAGGCGCGCAAGGCCGCCTGAAAATCTGCGGGGATAGTGCAAAGTTCAACGAGGAAAGGGTATACTAAGGCCATGGACATCCAGAGCATCTCTCCCTCGCAGGTGGTCAAGGCGTACGTCGGCAAGATCGGCTGCATGTGCGGCTGCAAGGGCAAGTACTACGGCCATGCCGCAGGCATCGAGATCGACCGGGCCGACCCGAAGATGGTGGCCAAGATCCTCCGGACCATCCAGGCCAATGAGGAGGCGGTCGAGGTGGATGACGGCATCCTCGCCTACGAGGCCAAGGGCAAGTCCTGGGTCGTCTATCTCTCGGCCTGAGTGCAAAGTTAGCCTCGAACCTGATAGGGTTGAACTATGGATCTAGAAGAGTTCCTCCAGTTGGCTTTGGAACCTCACGGTCAAGGCCAGCGCCGAGGGCAAGCTTTCATGAACGTTGTGTCCACTCTCCACCCGCATCTCTACCGAGACCTCCTCGCGGTTCAGCTCGATGCCTTCTACGACGATTCCAAGATGTGGCCGGCCGTGGAGTGGATCACGCGGAACGCGCACAACTACTTCTCTGTGCAAAGTTCAACCTAGAAAAGGTAGGATAGAACCATGATCAATCTGTTCATCGGGTGGGGCGTCTCGGCCCTGATGGGGACCGGAACTCTCTACCTCATCCTCATGGTCTTCGCGCTGGCCTTCCCGCGGCTCTTTCGGGTAGGCTACTGGCTTTTCATGTTGCCCATCATGTCGCTAGGACCTGCCATCCTCGGGTGGCTCTTCTTCGGCTTCTTCCTCGGCTGGAACACCGCCACATTCATGTTGACTCTCGCAGGTGGCACGGCCTTCGGGGTTGCCTTTTGTCTTTGGTCGGATCCTAAACAAGATTGAGGATAAGCCATGAACTCTCGACTCAAAGAAGCATTGCTGTTCTACGTCAAAGGAACGTTGACAGATCCCGCTGGGGTGGATGAGATGGTGATGTTGGCTTTGTACAAACTTCGTGGCGAGTCAACTGACATGGGCCTTCGCCAAGACCTCGACGCACTGATCGCCCGGGTCGAGAAGAGAGGCGAAAGGTACCACTTGGCGTCTCCCGAACGGATGAGTGTGGCTTAATGGCTACCTTGGTCTTGAAGATCATCTGCTGCTTCGTGATGGCTGTGCTCTTCCCCTTGGGGGTTGTAGCCACCCTGGACAACAAATAGCTCGTGGCAGTGCAAAGTTCCAGCTTGACGTGATAGGATCTAACCATGAACGACGACACCATCCTGCCGCCCCCGTTCGAGGAACCCGAGTTTGAGTCGATCTCCTCGATCCTTGCGAACGAGGCGAAAGAGAAGGCCCGCCTCGCGCAGAAGCCCATCATTGACCTCCTCGAGGATGCCATCGAGTTGGACGAGGACGGCGTGCCCGTGTTCACGATCCCTCCCGGCGAGCGAGTCATCATCGAGCGTGTGGCCTCTGTTCTTCCTGGGAAGCAGTGGCTCGACACGAAGGTGTACACAGTGGAGACCATCGACGGAGTCACCGGTAACCTGATGCTCTGGGATGACGCAGGCAAGTGCCATGCCATGTCGAACTACCTCACCGCGCCCAAGGTTGGCTACCGGTTCAAGGTCCCGCCGGCCAAGGGTGGTCTGCAGATTCAAGGTCGTAAGCGTGGTCGGCCCCGTAAGGTGGTGCCCCTTGGCCAGGAGAAGCCGGTAGAGCCTGTCCAACTGGATGAGAATGGTCAACCGATCAAGAAGAAGCGGGGGCGTCCGCCGGGGACCAAGAACCGACCGAAGGAGATCGTGGTTGCGGAACGTAAGGCCAAGGCAGAGATGAAGGCCAAGAAGAAAGCAAAGCGTAAGAAGGCCTGATGGCCATGCCGCTGTAGCTCAGACGGATAGAGCAGATCATTCCTAACGATCAGGCCACAGGTTCGACTCCTGTCAGCGGTGCAAAGTTAACCTCAAACAAGGTAAGGTAGAACCATGGACACGCAAGAGACGCTTCAACGGGCAGCCCAGCTATTGCGAGTAGCTGACGCACTCATCATCACGGCTGGAGCAGGAATGGGGGTGGATAGCGGTCTGCCCGATTTCCGAGGAGATGAAGGTTTCTGGAACGCCTATCCGGCGTACAAGCACCTTGGTCTCACCTTCTCCGACATGGCCAACCCGAGGTGGTTTGAGGATAACCCGGCGTTGGCATGGGGATTCTATGGTCACCGGCTCAACCTGTACCGAGCGACCCAACCTCACGCAGGCTTCGACGTTCTTAAGCGTCTTGCTCGAGGCATGAAGCATGGTGCCTTCGTCTTCACGTCTAACGTGGATGGTGCCTTCCAGAAGGCTGGTTTCGACCCTGATCGTATCGTGGAATGCCATGGATCCATCCATCACGTCCAGTGCACAAAGGGATGTGGCATCGGCATTCTGCCTGCAGAACGTGTTAAGATCGATGTGGATTCCAAGACGTTTGAGGCCCAGAGCCCGCTACCCGCCTGCCCGCGCTGCGGAGAGCTCTTGAGGCCGAACATCCTGATGTTTGGTGATCCAGGATGGAATTTCTCTCGTGCCGATGAGCAAGACGAGAAGATGACGGAGTGGGTCCGGACCTTGGTAGATCGTCATGTCGCAACCGTTGTCATCGAGTTGGGCGCAGGCAAACACATCCCCAGTGTGCGGGCGAAGAGTTCTTTGTTGTCAAACAAGCTCAATGCTCCACTCATTCGCATCAATACTCGAGATTCCGATGGTTTCCCCAATACGTTGTCGTTGCCGATGAAGGCAAAGGAGGCTCTCATCGAACTGGAAATCTTGTCAAAATCTTAACACCACGCGGTGCAAACCTTAGACCCATCGTGATATACTGATTTCAACGCTGGCCACTAACCACAACCTCTTGACCTTGAAAGAAAAAGAAATGAGCAACGAGAACAGCAACATCAGCACGGACACCTGCGACGATTGCGGACGACATGGCCCCGGGACACGTTACGTGCAGGACGACTCGACGACATACTTCATCTGCATGTCGTGTGGGCCAAAGCAATTCGAAAAGACCGCACGGCGGGACATCGACTCATGGCTAGCAGGAGGTGACTTCGGGGGATGAGCTGGAATTACCGAGTTGTCCGCAAGATCCTCTCTGGTGAAGGATACACCACAACTCAGTACGGAATCCATGAGGTCTACTACGATGACGATCACATACCGACTTCATGTACCGTCAACCCTGTCACCCCTTATGGTGAGTCCGAGGACGAGTTGGCCCAAGACGCGCGGCATTACGCCTCGGCCTTGGAGAAGCCGGTTCTTGATTACGATTCGATCGGTGTAAAGTCAGAGTCGAACGTGGTAGAGTAGAACCATGAAGAACAAGAGGAAGCAAAACCCTATCGCCGTGGCCATGACTCTTCGACACGCCACGACGACAACCCGTATGAAAGATCGTCGTAACCGGCGCCCGAAGGACGCCCGCCACAAGGAGGACTGGTACAAGTAGACCCAACGGGTTTACCATTGGTGCAGCAGAGATACATTGCGGCAATGGCACGAAAGAAGAAGCAAGAGGCACAAGATAAGCAAGCCTCGATAATCGAGATTCAAATACCGGAAGCAAAGATGGTTCCTGCAAATCAAGTGGTGCCTGGACAGGTCGTCAAAATTCCAGGCGGTGAGTTTCACAAGGTCGTATCTGTGGATCCCATCCTCGACCCGTCTCACCCTCAGCTCTGGGCCAATGAAGTCATTGCCAGGGTACAAGACGGCGGGGGAACGAAGCTGGTGATCCTGAAGGGACGGGTCGAACTAGCGGCTTGATCCTGACACCCGGATGACCCAGGAGAGGTTTTTAGCAAATCATGGAAGGTTACCAAGGGGTGGCTTTTCGTAACCTCTCCTGGGTCATCCTCAGGTAGTGTAAAGTCTCAAGGAAAGTGATATATTAAGACCATGACCGAGGTTCTTGAGTCGATTCCGATTGATCCCATCGTAGAACATCCGACGGATGACATCGCAGCTGGGCCTCTACTTGAGATCATGTTCGAAGGAGTTTGGATCCTGGCAGAGGAGGACGTGTTCGGGTGTTGGACTGGGTTGCGGAGGAAGAACGGCGAAGAGATCCATGGGTCGATCTATCCTCTCGGGGGGAAGACGTTCTACACGGGTTCTCGGGTCTGCGGGTGCAAGGCATGTCAGGAACATGTGGAGGCGAAATTCAAGAAGAACTGATCATGGATGAGATGACATTTGGCGACAAAGTTCTGGCTGTTCTCACCATCGGCATCGTGCTGGTGGTCTTCGCGATGGAGTTGAAATGAAGTCAGACCAACGCATCGTGAGGCAGATCCTTCCATCAGGTGCCACCTACGATGGTATCTATGAGGTCTACTATGATGAGGAATGTAGACCTACATCCAGGGCCACTCAACTGTCTACTCTCCTCGCCCCAACAACAAAGGCTCTTGTCATAGGACTGAGCGACATGAGACGGGCTTTTGATCGACCTATCTTGCTCGAGGTGAACGATGAACAAGGAAGATTCGTAGAGATATCTACACAAGGAGACATGACATGACGACATTCTACAACCAAGAAAAAGCAGCGCTGCTCCAGGCTTTCGTTGCAATCCTCAATGATGCAGAGGCCATCCTAGACAAGATCGAAGCCCTTGACATCACGCACAAAGGAGAACCTGACCACGATCATCTGGCTCTGAACGACCTGGTGGCCGACGCCATCGAACTCGCGGAGGGGCTACGCGACGCCGCAGACAGCGTCAAAGAAGGAATCTAACCAAGCGGTTGGAAGATACCTTAGACCTGCATGGGGTGTCTCATGAGGATGCCTCTGAAATGGTCCACAGGTTCATCAATGATCATTGGGTAGAAGGGTGGACCCTTCACGTCATCACGGGAAACTCTACGAAGATGAAGTCCATCGTTCAATCCGTCCTGAACCTGTATCAGGTCGATTGGATTGATGACGAATGGAACGCTGGCAGCATCAAGATTTTTACATAGTTTGTTGTAAAGTCGCTGAAACAAATGATAGGGTATAATCATGCGGATCTTGCCGACAGACAACGTCGACCTGACGTACTACTCTTCTTCGCATCTTAGGTCGATCGGCGAAGCTCTTGTCGAACGTTTGAAGAAGGGTCAGGTAAGCCTGGTCGGGCTAGATCAAGCTGCTCTAGCGGCTGCAAAATCAGGGATGCCGACACTCCGCGATGTTCTCAGGTTGAAGGAGGCCTGCAGGCTTGCGGGGGTGTGACAGTGGCGTGGATTGATGACCACAGGATCCTGTTCATCTTCAGAACGGCCATGGAATCATTGAAGAGAGGAGATGAGGCCTCAGCTCAGTTCTATCTGAAACAAATCCCCCCAGAACAAATGGAGTATGTTTGGGGTCTTGTATCCCAGGCGACGGGTCGACCCATCCATGAACTTCGTAAACCTTGGTGGAAACGCCACATCAAACTGTTCGTTTCGGGGTTTGTGATTCTTGGAACCATTCTTTACTATACCACACGAGGGTAAATGAACAACGATGAATTCAATGACTTGATCATGCGACTCCGCGACTCCTCCACCCCACCACATCTGCGTGAGGAGGTCATCATGGCACTCAAACACCAACGTCAGATGTTAGAGGATATTTACCTAGGGGCGCGCAACGGACTTCACGTAGCACCAGAGCACCTTGCAGGGGTCGCCCTCGGTAAAGCAGGTTACGGGGGATTGGGTGACATGGGATTCTGATATGCAAACGATGACGTCATGCTGGGTGATTCGCACCAAAAATGGTGTTCGAGGTGGACAAGAATTCGTCTACTGGAACCCTAATGAGGGTTGGGTCTACGATCCAATGTTAGCGACTCGTTATGCAGACGAAGCGGAGGCCTGCGGGTCGATTGCAAACTATGTTGCGAACGGGTTGTTTCCAGAAAATGGTGTGTCCGCTGTGCAAATCTTCACGACGTCGTGATACAGTACGAATGGGTCCATAAATGTGGTTGCGATGGTGACATCGATTCTGGTTCGAATCCAGATGGATCCCCTGGGATACAGGTCGTGGTAACTTGTAATCCTGACCAAACAATCGTTATGATTGTGGTCATTAGCGGCATGAAGGGCTGCCACGACAGGAAGCTGCCGATTAAGTAGGTGAACGGAGGACCTTCTTCCTCCATAGTAACTAACCCCGGGTTTCGGAGGAAACAGTGTACGACGATTCGATTTTCAAGCTAAAGTTGCAGATCGAATTTCTGAATAAGGGTGTCGTTCCGCTTGCGTGGCGTCAAGAGGTCGGCGCTCCGGCCTACTTCGACATCAACAAGATCCTTGCCGAGTTCCCCCCAGACGAGGCACGCGCGATGAAGCGCAAGTTCCGCAAGCTCTGGAGGAAGCTGGTTGAGCACAGCCTGAAGCGTCCAGGAAAAAACTCCAGGCGCCGGCTTCATAACATCGAACATGGCGAGGCGATCCCATCCCGCAAGGCGAAGAACTTCAGAAAGGGTGAGGTCCTCAACGCCATTCACCGCAAAGTTGCCAAGGCACCCAAATGAAGCTGACAGGAACCATGTGGCAGGTGAAGCCCTACGCTCCATCGATATGGGGTAACATCACGGATCATCCAGCGACGTACGTTGACGTCATCAACAACCGGGTGACCATGATGGGATGCATCCGGCCAGGAGACACGATCCTCATCATCTCTGAGAGAACGAGGTTCTCCGGTCTGGACAAATACCTCGAGGCTGTCAAAGTGGCCACTCCTGTCCCTGGGTGGTGCAATGCCACATATTTCACCAGCGACTCCTTGTGGATGGAAAGAATCGCATAGGTGCAAATCTGCACCTGAACAAGATATAAACAGCATGATGACTCGTGAGGAAATGAAGGCCGCGGCCGACTTCTTGAGGAAGTACGCCACTGCCGTGGAGACGAAGTTGTACTGGAACATGTCGACCAGTGAGGCGAAGGCTGAAATCAAGGAGGCCAAACATCTAGCAACGTTATTGGACGAGGCAGCAGAAAAAGAGTGCAACTAGTTACACGCACGTGTGCACGGGAGCGGTTTTTCGAATGAAGCGATCTGACACTGAGATGTTGCTGATGGCCGCTGGTGCAGGCCTTCGTAAGTCAGACCTTCGTGCCTTCCGCCTCGGAGCGGTGGGCATCAGGAACGATGGTATCCTTGTCTCCGCTTCCAATGGACCTGCTCCATTCCCCCATCCGGATGCACATGCCGAGGCGCGGTTGACGATGAAGCTGACTCCCGGGTCTGAGATCTGGGTGGCACGTGTTCGGAAGGATGGAACCCTTGGTATCGCCCGGCCTTGTCCCCGGTGCATGGTGCGTATCCGGGCCGCCGGGGTATCTCGAGTGGCCTACACGATTTCAGATATAGAACATGGAGTGATCCATTTGCACTCCGGTGGTGAAGTAATGAAGCCGATGAGAGGGCGATGAAGCATGCGTGTCAAGAGAACGAAAGAAGGCAAACGTGTGACGCATGAGATGTCGCACAGGGAGAAGCTTCACTACGATCCTCACCTTGACGTGTACTGGATCGTGACGTTGTTGCCTGACGGGACGCAACACATCGGGTCCCCATTTGCCGTCAGTGCCCTGGACGATCTCTACACCAGGTCCTGGGCCTGAGGATGACCCAGGAGAGGCTACCGTGGGGTCGGATGGGGTAACCTAGGTCCGGCATTCCCCGACCTCTCCTGGGTCATCCTGGGGGATGTGAAAAAAAAAGCGAGTGAGCAGTGCAAAGTTTGCGGAAGAAAGTGTATACTGAGACCATGGAAATCACCCGCACCTCACGAACCTTCGTCCGCAACGGTGACCTCGGAGTCGACGTCCACCTCACCCTCGAGGAAGCCAAGCGGATCCGCGCGGCCTTGTCGGACCTGGACGGGGAAGACCTGGACTCCTACGGTGGGATCCTCGAGGCCCTGCGGAAGGCCATTCCCCAGCAGTGGGCTCGGTGAGAAAAGTTCTCCACCACGGTGCAAAGTTCAACCTCGAAAGGATATACTGAGATCATGGAATACAGGAACATCCGGGTCGGTCAGAAGCTCCTCCTCCGCGGGCAGCTCCACGGGGCCTACGAGGCCGAGGTGGTCCAGGTCGACCCACGGCGGATCACCCATGCAGGTTACCGGCAACCGGTCGTCGGGGATCCCGTCCAGGTCAAGGTGGTCCTGCACCCCGGCGAGGAACCCAGTCTCCTGTGGGTCAACCCGGAGCGGTTGACGGATTCCGACCGCTGAGCGGTGCAAAGTTCGACCTCGAAAGGGCATACTGAGACCATGAACACCTTCCCGATCATCCTCGACGGTTCGAAGTTCGACTGGTACAACGCCCGCGCCGCACACGGCATGGGGTCGATCAGCGATCACCCCGGCTTCCCGCAGTCCGGCTGGGCACCGGGTCAGGTCGCGGTTCGCAGCCACCGGACGGGCAAGGTGGTGGTCTTCAAGTTCGTCGAGATCGCCGGCGACGGTGAGGGTGCCGTGACCATCAACTACGAGGGCAACCTGCCCGACGGCCGCTACTGCGCACTTTCTCTCGCGGTCGGCTGAGGGCAGTGCAAAGTCAACCTCAGGTAAGGTAAGGTAGAACCATGAAGCGAAACTCCTCTCCCAAGGCGAAGGTTCTCGAGCTGGCTTCCTTCTGCGTCTCGGAAGGCACACCCCTCGAGGTCCGCAGCACCCGCATCAAGGGGCGGTTCGGTGGCGACTTCCTCGTCGAGGTCGACGCGGGCACTCAGGTCTTGGCCCGAGCCCGCCACCGCAACTGGCGCACGGCCTATAAGCTTCTCGGCATCGAACTGTCACGCCGAGGTGTCGCCTGAGTGCAAAGCGCACGGTGAATGAGGTAAGGTAGAACCATGGATGCCACGCCCCGGATCGAAGCCCTCCGCACCGCTAAGGCCATCATCGGCTCTCACGGTGTGGTTGCACACATGAACAAGTACAACCGAGACGTCCTCGCTCGTGAGGTGACGGAGGGATCGACCGGGGTTCGGTACGACTTCAACCTGGACCCCGCCCGCAGCGCCTGGCACGAGTCCAACCCGTCGGTCACGTTGGTGGTCGCCTACAACGCAGACCCGAAGGGGGCACAGCTCAATGATGAAGGTGCCATGGTGCTAGAAAACTACCTACGTATCGCCGTGGGAACTTCAGGCGGCGACATGGACCTAGAGACTTTGAAGCAGCGGGAAAGCATGGTCTCGATGGTTGCCATGCTGGGAGAAATGCTGACAACGACGTTGCCCCAGAAGATCACGTTGACCATGGAGTCACCCGCTCAGGTGGTCGAGAGGACGCAACGCCAGCACGAGCAGCTCGTTGGCAAGCAAATCTACGACAACCTCGGTGAGGCGGCCTTCAAGGGTCTCCGCGTCAACGGCTCAGGCCGATTCGTACGCCTCACTTCCACCTACGCTTCCGTGACCGGAAAGTACCCGGATTCTGGGACCTACCGGTTCCGTCACGTCCGTCGAGTCGACCGTAGGGGTTGCCCCAAGGAAGTCACCCACTATTCGATCCGGGTGTTCGGATGTGGAGATGGTAGCCTCCCTCCTTCGGTCTCGATTCATCGCATCGATGCAGTGTAAAGTTCCTCAGAGAGGTGATAGAGTAAAACAATGGAAACGATCAAGATCGGCATCTGACCCAATCCCCCCGCCAACCTTCCGCCCAGGAGAACTACATGTCGACTCGCTCTTTCATCGGAATCCAGAACCTCGACGGCACGGTCACCGGCATCTACTGCCACCATGATGGATACCTCGCCGGCGTAGGGGCGACCCTCAAGGCTCACTACACGACGGTCCGCCAGGTGCTCGATCTCGTGGCCCTCGGCTCGTTGTCCTCTCTCCATGAGGACCTCGACTACACGCAGGCCTACCATCGTGACCGTGGTGATGACCTCGACATCTCCACCTATGCCAAACCGAGCAGCATCCGCTTCGACGACGGAGGCTATGAGTTCGTCTACCTCTTCCGGCCTGGGGACGATCAAGGATCGACCTACAGCTGGCACTACGCCGATCGTGAGGTCTTCGGCAAGGGTCCCGAGTTCAAGCCCCTCCCCTGAGTGGTGTAAAGTCAACCCCCAACAAGATAAGGTAACAACATGACGCGACGAGTTACGAACAAGCTTCTCGAGATGATGGAAGAAGGCGCCTTGGATGCCGAGGTGCTGGTGAGGGCCTGCCTGACCTTCATGTCGGAGGCCGACGTGGCCGAGATGGCCGTGGGCGAGGGGTTCCTCGAGGAGGAAGACGCCGAGATCGATGAGGACGAAGACGAGGATGAGGTGGGCGAGGATGATGAGGAGGAAGAGCCCCTCTCAACCTTCGGGGTGGACGACGACTGAAAAAAGTGCGGGCGGCGGTGCAAAGTCCTGTGTGATCGTGGTAGATTGGAACCATGCCGATCATCAAGAAGAGCTACTCCTACGGTCCCGGCCCCTCCACATCGGAGGTGTACTTCCAGCACCGCGTCCTGCGGATCGAGAAGACGACGGAGACCCGCAACTGGTCGGACACCCTCGATTACTCGGACCACCGCTCGACGGAGTGCACCTGGGCCCTCGTGTGGCTCGGCACCCGCGGCGTTCCAGCCCGCGATGCCCACTACGCCGGCGGTCGCACCGTCGCCTACTTCGACGCTCTCAAGTGGGACGCCGACAAGATCCGCGACCTCGAGGTCCACGAGCAGTTTGCCTGGGTGGATTGCACTAACCTCTTCGTGGATCGTAACGGCTACTCGCTGGTGCCTTCGGTCGATCCTTTCGACATGCAGCTCCTCCACGGTGGTCCTGAGATGCTCGATGGGCTCGCGGTCTGGGAGGCCTACCACGCGGCTCGGATCGCCCGTGCGGAGGCGGAACGGATGGCCAAGCTCGCCGAAGCTGCTGCCCAGGTCGCCGCCGAGAAGGCGAAGAAGGATGCCCGCCAAGCAAAGCGAGATGCCAAGATCCAGGCCGAGAAGGCGGTGGCTGAGGGTCAGTTGGCCCGGATCCCCACCAAGGGCACCACGGTCACGGTCGATGGGTTCACCGGCAAGGTCTTCTGGATCGGCGTCTCCAAGTACCGCGGCAAGTGGAATGCCCGGGCAGGGGTGAAGGACCCCAAGGGGAACGTCCAGTGGGTCCCGGCAGATAAGTTCTGACCCTCGTCCCACCCCCAGGATGACCCAGGAGAGGTTCCTGAAACTGGGGGTGGGGTAACCTAGGTCGAATTGTCCTAGGCCTCTCCTGGGTCATCCTGGGTGACCTGAGAAAAAGTGCCCATGTCGGTGCAAAGTTCCGCCGGGAAAGGGTATACTGGTGGTATGAAGACCAAGACGAAGTGGTGGGTCTACGTCGAGACCGGCGAGTGTGTCCGGGCGCGGACCGTCGAGGGAGCCATCGTGTTGCTCCAGCCATTTTACCGTGGTCACGTCTTGACTCCGGAGAATGTGGTGCCGGAGGAGTTGGTTCCTCCCGTGTCGGTGCAAAGTCACGTCTGAATAGGATATACTGGGACCATGAAGAACGCCGCCGCTGACATCCTCGGAGCCATCGTCACCGTCGCCACCACGGCCTTCGCGGCCTGGTGGATGATGGCCGCCTGAACCCGGTGCAAAGTCACCCCTGACAAGATATATACTTGTCATGAAACTGACCACGAAACAGCTAAGAAGCTTGATCAACGAAGTCCTTGAAGAAGAAGGAGTGACACCGGCCATGACCACCGACCAACTCAAGGAGATCGCGGCGGA